AGCAGAAGACGGCATACGAGATGAGCGCTAGTCTCGTGGGCTCGGAGATGTGTATAAGAGACAGGCTTTACGGTCTACATGCTCCTGTCCTTTAATTACATAGTTTCTAAATTTTTTTGGCATTAATTTTCTCCTTTCAATTATTCAGTCGAATTGTTTTCCTTATCATCTTCAACTGCTTTCCAAATACAATCCATAACAGATGCATAATCAAGCAGTATTTCTCTTTCTCTGATGTTTCTTCCGTCTTTTTCATGCCAATCTCTCACTATATAAAGTTCGGCATTTGCAGAAAGAATATCTGTTTTCATGTCCCAGTATTTAATATGGATTTCATAAGCTGCATTCGCAGAAATTGGATTTACGTAAATTCCTTTTGTTACTTCTTTCCAATCTTTCAAGTCAATTGATACCATCTACTTCTCCTTTCAAAACGGACATAAGTCCAAGTTAATTTCCAGTCCAGGTGTTGCAATCTGGAAGATTGTATCAGCACCAGACGTTTCTTGTATCTCACTCAAAATCTGTTCCGGGTCAGCTGCTTCATTACTCAAATGCACCAATGTTACCGTCCGTAATGCTGCCGTATGGTTCATATTTACCAAGCTTTTGCAAGTATCTAAGGAACAATGCCCTTTAAGCCTGTGCGTGTAATTTTCAGCTGTTTTGTCAACCAATTCTTTACAATAGTTGCACTCAATAACTAAGTGGTTCAGTCGCATTGCCTTGAAATTGTATCGGCAAAACTCAAAGTCTGTCATATACAACAGCTTTCCCATCTCTTTATGTTCCACGATATACCCATAATTGAAACACGGAATAAGTTGCCCTGTATCCTTGTCCCTTGTAGTATGTGGCAAATAGAACGGTATTACTGTAAACGAGCCAACCCGAAATGGTCTTTTCTCTGGAACACCTTTCATCAGCTCACCAGTGATGATTTGCAGATGTTCCACGGTTTCATCATTGGTGTAAATCTGAATGCCGGCGTTCATCAGTTCCCGAAATGATTTGATGTGATCTCCATGCTCATGACTAAGCAATACGCCAGAAACATCACTTGTTCTGTAATCAATAGCTCTTAAAATGTCTTTGTATCTGCATCCACAGTCCAGAACAAGCATTTCTCCGCTGTTGGATTTCAAAACATAGCAGTTCCCATGGGCGCTTCCTGTGTTTACTACTCGCATGAACAATTTTCATCACCTCGCTTTCTGTTTATTTGTAGCTATTTAAAATTGAAGAAGCAGTTTCTCCAATCATATTTTTATCGTCCTGCTGATATGGAGGAGCTCCGCTCCATAATTCTTTCATATCTTTTAAATCTGTAGCCACCATTGCGTCCCTTATTAATTGAAGCTCTTTAAGCGATAATTCCACAGTTACAATAGAATCCCAATTAATTCTCTTTCTTCCTATCTCTTTCATACTTCATCATCCTCCGGGAACTGAAATACAATGTTTGCCGGTTCGAATTTCATTTCATCTCCACTTGTAAAAGTTCTTATGATTCCAAACCCTTTGGTTGACACCATTTCTAAGAACTTTTTTTCATCATTTTCCGTAATGTGCATGTTTTGTGAAAAGAATGTTCCTGTATATGTGTTATGTAACATTTTCATAGCATTCTCAGCTTTTTCATCTGTCAAATAACGAGCCATGACTGTTCCTTTTTCACCTACCATTGGCACATATGCTCTTATGATATTTCCAGTTCTGCTTAATGATGTGATTTCATAAGGAACATCAAACTCTCCGTTCTGTGAAACTAATCTCATTCCTACTCACCTCCGAAAAAAGTTTCTCTCATATCAACAGGCTTATATTTTTTATGCATTAAAGCTTTGTTCTTTCTGGCTCCCTGTGGGTCATTGCAGACAAATGATTTGCATATCTCCGGTCTAACAGGGTAGATTGAACATTTCTCTTTTGCCTTATCGTCCATCAGAAACGGACAGGTTAAATCCATTAATGAAGCAGTGAAATTATGTCTGCATTCCTTGATATGGTGTTTGCGAATATACCACTTGATCTGTTTGATTTCCTTGGATGATATCGGTAGAAAATTTGAACAACACGAACCGCATTCTGAACATTTCCCATCTACCGTGAAATCATAAAGTCCGCTGTTCATATTGCTTACAACTTCTTTAATTGTTTCAATTACACTGCTACTCATGTCAGTTTTCCTCATTTACGACAATACCGCCGTGGATAATAACTCTCTTTCCGTCCGAATCGTCAAAATAAACTTCATTTTCAGATTCGGAAACATCAAACTTCCCAGACCAGGACTTGATTTTACCGCCGTTGTAATCGTAAACAGTTACGGTACGGTTCAGACCACCGTTCCAATTACTTGAAAAAGATTTTACTTCCCTGTCAAAGCTTGCGGTACAGCCTGTGATTGATACACAAGCTGTTACTGCTGCCGCAATAATCAATTTCTTTTTCATCCTACATTTCCTCCTGGCTCATAAATGACGGAATTTCTGTTTCCACTGGTTCTGCTGCCGGGACTGGTTCTTTCTCTGCTGTTTTTACGGTTTCGGATACGGTTGGCTGCTTTGGCTTTTCTTCGATTACAGGGGAAAATGTTTCTGAATTTGCATTCTTTTTAATATCGTTTTCAACTGCTTTTTCCAGATCAAAAACCTTGTAATCTGCATCTGCAATTTCGATAACTTCATCTGTTGTATAAAGCCCATTTGAAAGTTCCGGGCAATTCATTCGAGAGAAGAAAGAAGCGGCCCTGTATCTAAGCATTACCTGTGGCATGGTTTTCCATTTTGAGCCATTCTTATTAACCCATCCTTCTGCCTGTGCCATATCCATTGTTACCTCAATTCCAGTAACCTTTCGCCCGTTCTTTTCTGTCCAGCAAGTGCAAGAATATGGTTTTCCGTTCTTATCTCGCTTTTCATCGAACTGTAACTCCATATCATACTTTCCAGAACTGTTAATCATAGCAATTAAGAAAGTGGCTCTCCATGCTGGTCTTCCCTGAATAACATCGAGATTCTGCATAACCGTAAGAGGGCTTGTTTTGAGCCTGTTTGCCATATCAATAGCAACAAGACCATTCGCATAATTTCCCTGGTACTCTTTTGGCACGATTGTTGAGCTTGCGAATGCCTTTGCCATCTGCGTTGCCATCATAAAGTTATCAGAACTTCCAAAAATCCCAAGGCTAAAATCAGTATTGTACTTTACTGGTGCCTTTGCCTGGTTCTGTGTTGCCGGTGTGTTGTTTGCGTTTGTTGTTTCTGCCATATTAATTCTCCTTTTCTTTCTTTATTGCTTTGCAAAATGCTCCTTTTTTAAGAAACATTAATACTGTTCTTAAAGTCATGCTTTTTATAGCTTCAATGTGTTTGGTGCAACCATACCATAGTACCCATTCTTGCTCAGATAATGTATTCAAGTCGGTAATTGGTTCACCTGGAATAAACTGTCTTTTAGACTGCAAATACTGTTTATGTTCTTTTCTCCATTCACAACTACTGCATTCTGGTTTCAACGCCGGAACCCTATGCTTAGTTCGTTCATCATAATAAGAACTTGTGCAGTATCTACAAGGGTTTCTTTGAACTGCCATTTACTTTTTCCTTTCATTTATATTTTCTAGGTGGCATATGAAACAGGATAAATGTTTTTTATCCTACAAGTGCCATTACTGTAACTCCTTTACACTCAAATCTCCGTCCGTCACTCTTAGTACAATCATCTGCTGTTCAGCACTAGGAAGTCTGGTTGCGTTTACGCTCTCGCTGTTGTCAACAAAAATCGGCAAATTCAAACCGTTCAAAGCCTGTAAGCCTCTAAGCAAATCAATGTCACACAAGATTTTGTCAGAATAATTCAAACCATCGAAGTAATTCACTCCATTACAGATCATCTTGCAAGTTTCCACTGGATTTCCCTCAATCGTGTAATCAAGGAAACTGAATTGGAAATGATGGAAAAATGGATTGATTTTCTCTGCCAGTGCCTTATTCTTCTGAATTGAGAAGTTAAGAACGGTGTCAATGTTCTTTTCAATATCAGCTTGAACCTGTCCAAGGCTTTTCAGTTCTTCATTCAGTTCGGCTACTCGCTTTTCTTTCTCCGTGACTGCTGCCTGTGCAATCTTAATGTCTGCATCCACATTGGAAATCTGTTTCATAACATTGCTGATCTGCATTCTTAATTCCTGTTTCTTTCCAGGAACATCATCAAATGATTTCAGTTTCTCTTCAAGTCCTGCAATTCTCGCTGTAACCGCAAGATATTCTTCATCATTTGTCATATCTACAGATTCTGGAAGCTCCGTAAATTTGGACTGTTCTTCCTCGATCTGTTTAGCAAGTTCAGCAACTTCATCCTGTGCCGCACTGATTTCCGATTGTAATTTGTTGATTTCCTCGTTAGTTTTCTTTAATTTTGCAGCGGAAGTATTTCCAAGGTCGCAGACATATTTAAGCTTTTCCTGCTTCTCCGATTCAAAGGATTCTTTTACTTTCAACTGTGATTCAATTCTAGCCTTCTTCTTTTTCTCAAAGGAGGCTTTCAATTCGGCAACCTGTTCTTCCGGCAGTTCCTGTCCGCAGGTGGGGCAAATGGTATCAGAATCATTGAATGTCTCAGCTTCAATAGCTTTCAGTCCAGAATCATCCCATTCCATTTCCTTGATTCTCGGATAATCCTTTCTGGCTCTATCCAAGTCAGCCTTTGCCTGTTGTGCTTCCCTTATGTGGTTGTCCAGTTCCATTCCAATAATACGAATGCTTGATTCCTTTTCTGATTTTTTTAACCTAAGTTCGGAAACTGTATCAGAAATGAATTTTTGTCTGTCTCTTAACCATTCATTCGCCTTGCTAACAAGTCCATCCTTGGAAGATTTCAGTCCTCTGATTTCATACGCAAGACTGTCATAGCCTTTTGCAGAATCTTCAAGAATCTGTTCCTGCTCTTCCAGTTTGGAAATTTCCGCATTAAGCTCCTGTTTTTTGGCTTCCAAGGAAGATGTATCTTCTGCTTCAACGCTTCGATTGGTTTCATATGCAATCTCCGTGTTTTTGGCATCCACCTTTTTCTTCTGTGCATTCAGTTCCTTTCGGAGTTTCTTCAAGGTATCCTCTACGGAATGCCCCTTTGTGATTTCTTCCACATGAGCATACTGTGGATTCTCTTCCATAAACTGAGCAATATCGAAACCAGACATCTTTTCCAGTACCTTTCTGGATTCTGCGGTTGACTTCTGTAATGTGTCCAGAAATGGTTTTGGATTACTGCACATCAGAAGCGTTGAAGGTTCTGCTATTGACTGGATAAACTCGGTATAATCCTTTGATTTAGCCGGGAATCCGTCAATTTCATAAGAAGTTTCATTTCCATCGAACACCTCTTCTGACTGTCCTCTTGGTTTTCTCCACTTCTGCTTTGTGATTTTGCGGATCACTTTTTCTTTCCCATCAATCGCAAGTGTAAGTTCTCTTACAACATCAACCTTTGGCACTTCCACGCCATTTTCTTTTCTGCGAATAGAAGTCGGTTCTGTACCATTTGCCATCTTTCCTGTCAAAACGTCCAAATATGCATCCTGCAATGTGGACTTTCCTTCTCTGTTTCTGCCGGAAATCTCTGTTCTTGGAAACAAATCTACAGACTTACTCGGAAACTTCTTGTAATTCTCCAACGAAATCTTTTTCACTTCCACCTTCATGCTCGATTATCCTCCCTATTGATACCTCGTATGCAGTTCTAAGCTCTATTTCATCACCAGATAATTTTTTCCGATAAATTCGGCTCTGGATTCTTCCGATTATGCTTATGTAATCACCGACCTTGAAATCAGCAGCTTCTCTGGCTTCTTTCCACCATGCTATACATGGGATATAATCTGTTCTTCGCAAGTCATATTCATTGCAAGCAATCATCAAATCACAGATTTCTTTTCCTATTGGTGTTTTGCGGTAAATAGGAGGCTTGCAAAGATAACCTTCCAGAATGATTTTGTTTTCACCTTCTGCGCTCCCATCACCATCCAATAATGTTTCTGCTTTAACTTCCAATATTAAATGTGATTTTCCATTTTCCTTTTTATTGTATGAAGTGTATTTTCCCTCAATATAGATGTGTTCTCCAATTTTCCAGTTTTCTGCCATTCTTTCTGGTATTGCTACTGGAAGTAAATCTACGTTTCCACTGGTACGCTTTGCACCAATATAGAATCTTACAAACTTTTCTCCGTCCTTGAAAAATGTTCCCGGCTGAATGTCCATTATTACGCCAGATATCTGAACTTCATTTTTATTGTTCTTCATCCTCCAATTTCTCCATTTCTTTTACGGAAATCTCATATACACTTTCCGTTTCTTCCACATTAACATAAACATCACGGCTCATTAACCTGCCAGTTACTTTAATGTAATCATTCCTTTTAACGTCTACCGCCAGATCAGCACCTTTTCCCCATAAAGTGCAGCGAGTAAAGTCGGCTCTTTCTGAAAAATCTCTTGGAATTGCCACAAAAAGGTTCAAAACTTTCCTGTGCGTTACTGGTGTAAGTTTTGCATATGGCTCTTTTGTGCAACTTCTGGCAATAAACTCTACTTCGTTTATATCACCATCTGGAACCTGTTCATCCAGGATTTCCACCTCGTCAGCTGCGATATAATTAGCATTGTGGTGCTTATTTGGATTTTTAGAAGTGTCCATGCTTCTGATTGCCCCTGTTACAACAACTTCTTTTCCGTTATAATCATTGTCACGTACAATGGAATCTTCGATAACAATTGGGAACATATCTACTGCACCGCTTTTACGAATGACTGTCAGCATGAATTTGTAATAGTATCTTCCGTAATGTTCGTGGCTGAACACTATTTCCCCGGCTCTACCGGATAATCTTACTTTATTTAATCTTTGCATTTACTTTTCCTCCGTTCCTAATATAATAGGAAGAAACACTATTGAGAATAAGACTGCTGATACGAAGAACACCCCGATAACATCAAATGATGTAAGCATCCATGTAATTGAGAAGATTACTGTAAACATCCATATTCCTACAAATATTTCTCCTATTGTCTTTACCACCTCTTTCATTTTGTCCTCACTTTCTTCTGGATGTGGTTACTGCAAGTGCAGTTGCCAGAATAGCGATAATTACATTTCTTGCCATCAGCTTTTCTTCCAGATCAGCAATGATTTCACTGGAAAGTGGCTGATTTTCGCCATTTTTTTGCATAAAAAGTCCTCCTGTTATATTTTTGTTTGTCAAATACAGGAGGTTGTGTTATAATAATCCTGTATTTAACTAACTCATTCTTAGTTAGATACCGTCCTGGTTGGTGTGACCGCACCTTCCAGGGCAACTTAATCTACTTCTACAAATTTTCCGTCTTTCAACATATAGAAAGTATCTTCTTTAATGTTTTCTCCATCTACTTTTGCTGATTTAATATCTACAATATGATATTCATTATTAATTTCTTTCCACTCAGTCAGAACAATAAAACATCCGATTTTTCCCTTAGCTTTTGATTTAATTCCTGTAGCTAACGCAATGCTTTCTTTTCCTTCGACAATTGCCGCTGACTTATTTCCGGTATTGGTTGCCGCTGACTGATTTCCGGTATTGGTTGCCGCTGACTGATATCCGGTATTGGTTGCCGCTGACTGATTTCCGGTATTGGTTGCCGCTGACTGATCTCCGGTATTGGTTGCCGCTGACTGATATCCGGTATTGGTTGCCGCTGACCGATTTCCGGTATTGGTTGCTGCTGACCGATATCCGGTATTGGTTGCCGCTGACCGATTTCCGGTATTGGTTGCCGCTGAATAATTTCCGGTATTGGTTGCCTTATCATCTTCCCAATCAACTTGCTCTTTTATATATTCAACGCCAGCTTTTATAATTCCGGCAATTCCAATTTCTGCTTTTACGGAAATTTTCTTTCCAACTCTCTTGCTATCATCAGATGATTTCTGGCCATTCTCTTCAAGCTCAACTTCACAATATCTGGAATCTGAAGGAGGATAATAACCGAATACATCCATCGGAAATTCGCAAGCATGGAATCCACAATTACAAATGTCTGCTGTTTCTTCTGTGTATTCTTTTCCAATTTCATACTGGAAATCTCTACACTTTAAGTTCTTGTCAAAGCCTTTAAAACATTTCATTCTTTCTTTTCCTCCTTTGATTCTTCTACATCAAGCCCAAGCATTCTAAATGCCATTTTCTTTGTGAAATCATAATCGTTCACGCTATTCGCCCAAGCTTCAAATGCCTTTAACCTTCCAACCAGAAGTGCGTATTCCTCATTGGCGTTCTCTGGAATATAATCTGTGCTTTTGGTTTCTCCCATGATTAGTCCTCCTTATCTTTTGCTCCAAATGTTTTAAGCATTTCTTCCAGAAGCGAAACAATCGGAATAATTGCATCTACCTGTTTGAACTTTTCCTTGATTTCTTTGTCAAATTCTTCCTCATTCATAAGACCATGCTCGAAAGAATGTCTAAGCTGCTCTTTTACGTCTTTCTCTTCTCCACCATTTTTTACGAACATCTCTTTAATTTCATGGGTGATAACTGCATACTCTGAAAGAATATCAATCCCTTTACCAGAAATATTAACTAAGCCGTTTTCAAATTTAATCATTGTTTTTCCTCCCTATTTTCTTTTATTATCTCCCTCTGAATGGTATAATGTGTTCAGAAAGGAGGTGTGTTAAAATGTTTCTCAAATTAAAAGTTTCCTGTACTTGTCATTGTGATTACTATATAAGTGAAAGAATAAGTACAGACAAGGTTGTGTGCCCGAATTGCGGAAAGGAACATCCTTATTCTCATAAAATAATTTCAATGCTTCATGCCGCAAATGAGATTGATGATGGCAATGTTCCCGGAGCAGAAACAATAAAAACTTCCGTTATTTCTGAATGGGAAGATGTGACTGAGCGTCAATAACAATCTTCATGTACTCTAAAAAGCCTTTCGCTTCAGTGGCGGACAGACCGCATTCGGCAATTTCGTTTTTTACTTTTTCTACAAGGTCGCTTGCCTTCTGTCCGTTTTTGTGGCGATATAACTGATATATTTTGGAATCATAATCGGATAACCTTTCAGCAACGTAATCATCTGCTAACATTCTTTGTTCACCTCCCCTATTCAATAATTGTAAGATCTTCATCCACCGCAAATGGTTCAGTAACAAATATTCCATCTTCTTTAAAGAGAAGATCAATTTCAACATGTTGCTTATTTGCACACTTCACAACAACTACATTCTCATTTTCTTCTTTGGTATGTGTGAACAAAATATCTGCAATTTCAAAACCTACAAGAGAATGAAAAATTTCTGGATTATCTCCATAAAATTCGTAGCTTTTAATATCTTTCACTGTTTTACCCTCATTTTCTTTCTGAATTAATATCATAATTGCAATCGCGAATCTGCATTTTTGTATTTGTACACGGTTGCCATCCCTTGATGTACTTCACAGCTTCCTCATATCTTAATTTTGGAATGTTGTTTCTTGCGTTTACACCGAAATAAGATTTCACATCTCGATTACATTCTGCGAATACTTTCTTTCCGATTTCTGAATAGGCATTGGAATTCTTTCCGCCCAACGCTTCAATAACCACTAGCGAAACCAGATCCCCAAGATATTTTTGCTGACCGTAGTCAATTGTCATTGTATTTTCAAGTTTTTCGATTCTTTCCTCATGATCTGCTGTGCCCTGGGCAAGAATCTGAATTTGTTCGGCAACCGTCAATGGTTTTCTGTAGGAACCTGTCTTTCGAATTTCTGGGAGAACTTTACTTGTCACCCAGTCTGTAAACCTTTCGGCAGATTCTTTTCTGCTCTGGAAAATCAATTTATACATATTGGGTTCATTTACAAAGTTAGCATTCTGCTTTCTCCCGATACCATCAATGACCTCATTTGTAATGACCCCCATCTGCATTTAACCTTGTCTTTGCCTGGCTCGGATTTGAAATTTCTAATGCTTTGCATATATCAATCATGCAAAACCAAGGTTCATTATCAATAGTTATTGTCCGAATATCTCCGAACTCTGGCGAATTAAAAATCTGTAATTCGTTCATTAGTCTCCTTTCTGTGATATAATCTCCTTTAGGAAGGTGTAATCTCTTTTACATAGAGCACATCTACTGGGTTAAATTTCAAGCAATATTGCTTTCCGTTGTCATCCCATTCCAAACGTATCAGTTGATCTCTAATGTCTGGTTTCACAATATCATCCGGGAACACACACGGAATTTCGATTGTTTCCCCATTTTTAAATTTGATAATTGTCATCTTCTCCTTATAATCTCTCCTTTCTTGTGTTATACTCACTATAAGAGTGGAGGTGATGATTATTGGTATTTAATGGTTTCTGCGATAAGCAGAACAAAAATTATTCCATTGAAGCTTCTCTCATTAATACTGGATCATTGGATGATTTGACGCCTAATTACACAATAGGTCGAATTAAGTGTAATTATGCAAGCAAAACTGGATGTTGTTCAAATCCGAAACAATGTTCCATTTTAAAAGCTTCAAAATAATTCTGTTTGGCTCTCTGAGATATGGGAGCCTATTCTGTTTGAAATTTCAGCATCCTTGGTGAATCTTTAAACTTGATTCCCTCAATTTCCCCGATACCTTTCTGGTTCACCTGCAACATCTGCAAGTCCGTGGATAAATTTAAAGCATTCAGATCAATGGAAAGAATAGGTTCTGAATCTCCAACTCCCTGTTTCAGCTCAAAGCTTCTTACCCCTTCGAGTTTGTGACCGTCCACAAGGATTTCTGTAAATATTCCACATTCGCCATCTACTTGACGAATTTCAATTTTTGATTTTTTCATGCAATTCCTTTCTTAATAAATTTTCAATTCAATTTAATTGAATCTATTGGGCACAAAAATAAAGTCCATAGGAATCCCAGAAAGTTCACTCATTTTTCTAAGTTGTGATAATGTTGGTTCTGTCTTTCCTTTTTCCCAGTTAACAACTGTACTATTGGAAATACCGAACATTTCAGCCCATTCTTTCTGGTTATATCCAGCGTTCACGCGAACTGCTTCTAATGAAATCTTTGGCATTTGCTCATCTCCTTTCTTAACTGATGGTCTTATTGTAATTCATTTTAATTGAATTGTCAACACTAAAATTCAATTATTTTGAATTTATACTTGAATTTTTTATTAGTATGATGTACAATACAATATGTAAGGAGGAGGAACACCATGATGACAGATGAAGAACAGAAAAAAATCTTTTCAAACAATCTCAACAAGTATATTTCATTAAGTGGCAAACAGCAAAAAGAAGTTGCCGAAGCAGTAGGAACTAACCCTTCCACATTTAACATGTGGTGCAAAGGCAATTCAATGCCAGGAACAGGAAAAATCAGAGCATTAGCAGATTATTTCCGAATTGGAATGTCTGATTTAACGGATTTAAAAGAGGAAAAGGAAATTGATGCAGAATATTCAGATGTATCAATGAAAATCGGGCTAACAGATCCACGATTCATGAAAATTATTCTTGAATACGATAAACTGTCGCCCGATAAAAAAGATTTGTTGTGTGATTTCTTTGAAAAGTTTATTTTCTAGGTTCTGAGGGTGGGAATTATCTTCCCGCCCTTTCTTCTTTGTATCCTCTTTTAACAAACCAATAGATAAGATTTAATATCTTTTCACTATGTATCTCTTGTATCATCTCAATAATTTCTTTCTTGTAATCCACGTAAATCCCTCCCAATATTCCAAACATTTGTTCTTATTTATTAAATTATATCATGTTTTTATAACCATATACTGGGATAGAATTGTTTCCGCTTAAATCTTTCCTGGCAAACTGATTTATTCTGATTTTTCTATGAATTATAAGTTTTTTTGTGTAAATATTGTGATTTTTGCTTTTCCAAATCGTAATAATAATAGATAGAAATAAAGGGGCTGGATGCTTGTCTGCGAGGGATTTATAGCGTTCATGAACAACCTGTTTTACCTCTGCTTTTGCAGTTTCGATAGTTTTATTCCTCCCAAAGATAATACTACGATCCAGGCGGAAGTAAACGTATTGAATCAAGAACGCCTGCACGAATATCAGTATAAACACAATTATGATTTTTTTATGTTTCTCCATGAATCCATCCCCTTTACACTATCATCTTAATGTATTACAATAACATTGTATCAAAAAATATACAATCACACAGGAAATGGCGAAATTAGCACCTCTGGTGGCGAATTTTACATGAAAAGGGATGATTTGAATGCGAATTGCAATATGTGATGATAACGAAATCCAGATTGGTATATTTATGCATCGGATTAATAATTTTCTCAAACGAAATGGTGATATAAAAGCATTGATTACTCCGTATGATAAAGGACAGCCACTTATTGATGATGTGGCAGATGGCGAATGGTATGATATTGTGGTTTTGGATATCGTTTTGAGAGAAGAAAATGGAATTGAAGTTGCAAAGGAATTGAGATTAAATGGCTATGATGGAAATATTATTTTCTGGACAGCCCACAAAGAGTATGTTTTTGAAGCTCTTGATTTACTCCCAATTCACTATATTATAAAAGGATCTGAAAATGGCAGAATGTATACTGCTTTCAATCATGCTCTGGAACATATCAGCAAAAGCACTCTTATGATAAAAGGAAAAGACTTTATTCATCGGGTGGAATTTCAAAATATAGAATATATTGAGAGCCAAAACAAATACATCATTATTCACTGCACTTGCGGTATAGTTTATATGGAACGATGTAAAATGTCTGATATTGAAGAATTACTGGATTCCAGATTCTTGAGATGTCACCAGAGCTACATAATAAACATGGATGAGGTAAAAGAAATAAATACTTCGTTCCTTATGTTTTCTGGGAATACTGTGCCAATCAGAAGAAAAGACTTTGCGAAAATAAGAAACGAATTTGAAGAATATACGACATTTAAGTAGCTCCCGGGGAAAGCCCCGGGAGTATTATTATTTCAGTAATTCATTGACTTTTTTCTGCACTTCTGTGTAGTTGTAGCCAGCAGCTTCCAGGCGGTCTCGTCTATCTTGTCCATTTCCCCATTCACCGTTGATTACCTCTTTTGCAACCTTGTCTACACTTTTCTTTGCTGTTACAGAATACACTGCTTTCCCATTCCAGTCAAAAACAGAGTAACCGGCTTTGCAAGCCTTCTTTGCATTTTTCAGTGACTTGTAAGCCCCGATCTGGCTCTTGGAATCCTTCCAGGTCTTACGAATTCGGTAATACTTATCAACCTTTACCGTAGGCTTTGTGGTTGGCACTGTCACGGTTTCACTGGAAATGAGCTTCTTGAATCTCGCCCAGTCACCCTTTCCACGGATAACGGATGGACAATTCTTAGCGCACACATCGTAGTGCTGCACTACTCGGCTTGCTGGGATTCCGTATTTCTTCATAAGCTGCTTGCACACATCAACGGTATTCTGGAATGCTTTTTCGTAGTTATATCCAGCATTCATGCACATTTCAATTCCAATAGAGTTGTGATTGTTTACAGTTTCAAAAAGCTTACCGCCGTAATTTACTCCAACGTGCCAAGCTCCACGATTATACGGCAAGGCTTGGTATGCTGACTTATCGTCAACGAATACGTGGGCTGAATAGCCATGAAAATTGCCATTATGCTGTGCGGTGGCGTGTGCCTTAGCGTCTGCTGTCTTGGCTGTATTATCCGTATTATGAATGACAATATACAGAGGTGTTTGTCCTGCGTAGCTGTTGTTGTTGCTAATTAATGAGGTATTGATATTCATGTATGGTCTCCTTTCATGTTTGGGTTAAAAAGTGCATAATAAAAAGCACCCCAAATGGGATGCTCTTTAGCATAAACTCTTTATACAATATATCTCTTATGATTAAATTTCACAGAATCGTGGCTGATTTTAGCATAAATCATTGTGGTATCAATTCTTTATATCTCCAAATATAGCCGTTTGCAGTTTTACGTATTCCTTTGCATACATTATTAATTTCTTTTCTATCTACTTTTGCTTTCTTGGATGCTTCTAACACTGATTCAAATTCAGCTATATAATTCATATCTTCATCAAATTGAATAACTGCTTTTCTCTGATGGTGTATTGTGTGTGCTTCTTTAACAATATTATTTATTACACTATTATTACCTCTTATTTCTTCATACTCTTCTTCATATATCCAAATGTATCCACCAGAAGTTTTTAATTTATGAATACAGTTATAATTAATTCCATTTCTTCTTACACCTGTTGTTTTTGATGCTTTACAAATATTATCGAATCTAGCAATAAAATTCATTTGAAGATCAAGTTGGACTACAGGTCTTGCATTTGGATGTTCAAATTCCTTATTAACCAAACTTAATATTTTCTCTTTATTATAGCGGTTACTCAAGTATTCGTTTTCGTGTAGCCAAATATATCCTCCGGCAGTATAGTATCCTTCTCTATGCTTACACACAAGTGAAATTTTACTTAAATCTATATCGTTTGCTTCACTTGCTTCTTTTATAGAGTCATAGCGGTTTAAGTAATTAAAACTTTTGTCAAACTGAACAACCGGAACCATAAGAGATAAATTTTTAGCGCCTTCACCGCCAGTGCAAATATTATAACCGTATTTAGAATCAGTTGTCTTTAATTCTGAAATTGTTTTAATTTCAAATTTATTTGCTTCTTCTAGGCTTAAATTATCATACAATATTTTTGCTTCGAAATTTTCAATTCCATATTTTTGAATAGCATTATAAAAACGTATGCAATGTTTATATCCTTGCCCCTTTTTACTCCCAGCTCTAATTTTTAATGTTCTGCAAGTCTGACCAACATACTTTTTCCCGTTTATTTTATTGGTATAAACATACACTTTATAATTATTCTTCTTTAAAATTCTTTGTTCCATTTTATTTTCCCTATTATTTTCCATAAAAAATACCCTCCTTTTGGGTTCACAAAGGGAGAGTACTGTGCTATAATAATACTGTACCCTTTGTGGTGCTTGGAGCTGAGTTTTTTGATTGGTAGTCGGGAACTCAGCTCTCTTTTTGCTGTTGTGATATACTGATTATATCATGTATTATCTTTTGCGAATAGAGTTTTGCGATTTTATTTATTTTTCGCTTAACTATTTAAATGGCAAGACATTAATAAATGCTTACATGGGAACTGGTTTACAGAGAGACTATGTTTTAAATGGAATGTCTACATATATTTTTTTATGTCGTTTGTTGGCGATGGTTCAATTGTGAGTACTTTTTTTGCCGTAATAACAACCGGTTACAATGCCAGTAAAACTGGAAAAATATTGTGGGTTGGAAATTCTGCTGAAAATTATGTAAGCCTAACAGATGGTGTTACATTGCATTTACATATTACATCAAGTATTTGGATGCAATGCGCTCTTGCAAAAGTATAATTTTTAAGATTTATTTATTCTGCCACTTTCGGATAAGATGATCATCTTATCCGATTCTTTTACAAGAGACCCAAACACCACTTGATTTATATGCTATGGTAATCTGTGTAGAATTGGCACAAAGTAAACAGGCGTCAGAACCTCCGCTGCTTGGTAAAAATATTCCAAAAGACCATGATGGAATTTTTTCACCTGTACTACCCACATCAATACCAGTGCTACCTATTGATATTAATTTAGCTTTATTTCCATCCGGTAATTGTGTAATGTTTTCTGTCTTTCGTGATAATGAGTCACTATTTAGTACATTTATTGCCCCGATGATTGTCTTGTTATTTGTCTCCAATTTCGAGATCACAGCCGTTGCCATTTTACCAACGACATAATCCCAAAACTTGCTCATTAATCCGCGCTTATTCGCTCTCCCAGTTGCGTCATACAGCATTACTTCGTCATTATCCGCTAACGTATCTTTTGATGTGTATTCCGACCATTTCGGCATGTTGTTTCCCTCCTTTAATTCAACTGATTTTTATTGATATAATCTTCAATTGCCTTAACGTTTGCAGAAATCCCCTCGTCAAAAATGAGAAAATTTCCTTTCTCATTCTGGCTCAAAACCTTTCCACTTTCGGTATCAATCGTTGAGTAGGTAAAGGCGATTCTATCACCCTCTCCTGTTGACAGTTTCATAAATGATGTAAGCTTTTTAATCATGCTCATAATAATTCTCCTTCCATTTCTTGTATGATTTTTTCACGTTCTTCGAACATTACATTTTCAAGGTTGACTGTTTCAAAATTCACTTCTCTGTCTTCTTTTCCGGCATTGAAACGGATATACTCTTTGTTCTTCTGTTTAGCTTTCAGTTCCCATGCAAACCGCAATCCTGGGGTTCCCTTTACAACAAAATAGGTATCTGACTTTTCAGATACCCAAGATTGCCCCTCGCCCTCGTTCTGAAGGAACACATAGTATTCAATTGCTGTTTCTGTAGATTCCTGGAATATATCATCAATTGAGATGATTGCCATTCCGTCTTTCCCAATTACTCCACCGCCAAAATCTCCCAAAGTCGGGGTTGGGGTTTCATAGCAATAAAATAGCTGTTCTCCATAGTTGTCTGTTTCTGCTTTTATGGATTTTGTGCCAGAAACCGAGAAATCCCCAAGTATATTAACATCTGAGTTAAATTGTGTACGTCCTAAATAATGCTTTGAGCCGTCTGTAAATCCATCTTCTGTAACTGTATTATGTAGTACTAAATTTAGCGAATTAGCGTAAGAAGATACAATACCGCTTGCACTGTATTTAATAAATTCTCCTTGCGCATCCATAGCAAGTACTGAGGGCGAATTATATTCATCTCCTACTTTAATCTGTAGTAATCCGTTTTTTTCATTATAAATTCGGTTGTTTTGAATCGTAAATCCGCCTATAGTGGCTCCAATTGCCGCAAGCTCCGTAACGGACATTTTTTCAGCCGTGACCGCTTTTGCGGCTAATTTTTCTGCGGTTACTGCACCAGCTGCTATAGCATTAGCGGCTATACTCAACGCTTTAATAAATTGTCCATTTATATAGATATTTCCTCTTGTATCTAAGTAAATGCCTTGTGCAGTTCCGTTTTTTGTGAGTTTGTTGAAAATATCTGTTTGTGTCTGTCCGGAAACTGCAGTACTAGCAGAAGAATCTGCAATTTCCTTTACCGTTTTCCCTTGTAAGGAAAAAGTTTTTGGAGCTAGTATGACGTTTCCTTTACTATCGATTTCTAAAGTTACTTTATTGTTATCATCAATAACTTTTAGCCCTCTACCGTTAATTCTCTCACCGGCAAGCAATCCAGCTAAAATGTATTTTGCATTGATATATACTTTTCCGTCTTGAATATAGATTCCCTGTTCCGTTCCGCCTTTTGTGAGTTTATTGAACACTTCATCCTGTCCAAGACTGGTGTCGTAATTGTCAATTGCATTTTTGATATCATCTTTGTCTGCATACTTGAAATCTATCCAATCAGATGCGTCAAAATCTCCATCAACACGATTTACATTGGAGGTTTTGAGGGAAGCCTTTCCTTCACTGTTGGTTGTTACCCACAAGTCACCTTTGTAATATGGTGGTTTCGGCTGAACCATATAGACAGATGATTTACCGTCTATCTTGTCCAATAATTCATCTGGAATAGATTGTGGCTGCCAGATTCCAGATTTGTATATCCATTGTGTGTTATCAGAAGTATTGTGCCAAAGGTCTCCTTCATGCTCTACTTTCTCTGATTCCCAAATTAGAACGATTTCATTTCCACTGGTGTCCAGTATCTTATTTCCATCTATATCAATCCATGGTTTTTCTTCTACTCTTGTCCAGTCTAGTGAAGGATCACTAGACTGATACCAGGTTTCTATTTTTCCATCTATCTGTGTCTTTAAAGAATTAAGAGAATCTTTAAAAACTCCATTGATAAATAAGTCCAAAGAGCTATCATCCGTATATTTTGAAGCTTTTTCCCAATCAGAAGAGTCATAAGAACCGCTTGCTCTAGCAACTCTACATCTCATCAAGTCACCATTAGAGCCTTGCGTCCATAAGTCTCCAATGTCATAAGGTGGCTCTGGCTGAACGACGAATACTCTGCGCTTATGGTTTGCTGTGTCCTGTGCTTTTTCTGCAGAGGCAAGTGCTAACGTGATATCGGTATCTTGTACCAATTGCCACTTCCATGTTGCCCCATCTTGCATAAAACGGTAAGCATATCCCTTGGATTTCCAGTAAAACAAGTCACCCTCATGTTTCTTTCGTTCTTCGTTTGTAGTCCATCCAGAAGCCGGGATATTCTGTAAGGTTGGTTCATAGTCATAAAAAAAAGTCTCAATCTGTCCGTCGATTTGAGACTGTAAATTATTAATATCAGTTGTGTATGTATTGCTGATAAAATTATTTACTTCTGTTTCTGCTTTTTCCTTTGCAATCGCATTAACATCTTTTCCCTTGATTTGTACAGAATCTGCATTAATAATAACCCTTCCTGTTGTTACATCAACCAGGAAAGTTGTGTTTCCATCTTTATCAATAGCCTTAATGGTTCCCGTATTAATCCAGTCAGCATTAACACCTGTAGCCGTAAGGATTCTGGCAATCACATCACCATCAACAGTCATACCGCCATTCCAATGTTGTCCACCATCTGTAGAAACAGCCCACGCTTCCGCAGTCATTTTCCATACAATATCAGAATCGGACAACTGTGGCTTGTTATGAAGATAATAGATGTTGCTTCCGTCCGGCTGTGTTTCTACTGTCGTGTATGTTCCAGAAGATTCCGCAAGGCGTTTCGATAATTCTTCCAGTGCCTTTTCTCTGGCGGTACGTTCATCCCTTAAATTCTTTTTGTTTTCAGCTTGCACCTGTTGACCAAGTGTATACTGTTTCTGCTTATTCCTAGATACACTCTTAGCACTGCATTCAAGTTGCTCAAATGTGCCTGGATTCAAAGCAACAGAAGTTAGAAAACTCTTATACTGTTTCCCGTTTCTGTCAGAAATCTCAATGGTGTCACCAGCTTCCCATGCTATATTAGTCAATGCGCCTGTGGTAAATGGTCTGAATTTCAGCCCCACGCACCTGTCTGCGATAATTTGACAGATTTTCTCGCCAGAGCCCTCTTGAATTAGTTTATTATCACTGATTTCGATAACGTATCCAGATTTCCCCGACTGATATGTTTTCGCTTCATTTTGAGAAGAATTTTCAACGTATTCTGTAACTTTTATGCCTGTTATTTCAACATCATATAACCATGGTGTGAATCCATTCGTATCTATGGCTGTAATACCCTTTTGCATAACAGTGATAATCTGTGCGCCAGTGGTATCTAAGATATCTTTCCCTTCAATATCTTTCCATGGTACTTCTTCCTTATTATAAAAATCGTCTGGCACTTCATTTTTATACCAGCCAAGGCACAATCTGCCGTATGCATCTGTTTTCGCCCACTGACAGCCCATCTGTGCTATCCATGCAATTACCTGTCTGAAGGTAATACTGCTATCATCTGGTCGATTCTGTATTATCAAATCATCGTTATCAAACCTTGTAGATTGAAGTGTTACTCCGCACACCTCGCAAGCATCCTGGATGATTTGAAGTCTTGTTGCCGGATAAGTCAGTTTACTATCAGAATAATCACGATCAAATAATCGCATGGAATCTTCGCAAGTTAGGCTGATAATAGCTGTGTTCTGATATGGTGCATCTGTTACTGTCATGGTACAGATACGGATTTTTTCAATACCAGTAGACAATTCAAGCCCAATATGGCAAACGACTCTCGCTCCGTCCCAGATGTAATCTGTGTAGTTGCTAGAAAAGTTGTTGATCTGTAATGTCAGCTTATTTACGATAGCAGCTCCAATATCAAAGGAACCGCTTTGCGATACTGCATCCTCAAACTTGAAGCCATTAGACCATAAATCTTTGTCAGTAATGGATAATTTGCTTCCGTCCGTAAAGGTAAAATCTGCATATTTCAAATAGTTACGGTTCCCACTATTCTGTTGTTCTTTAAATTCCGTTGATAAATTTCGCATATCTTACCTCTCGATAAAATCAAAACTAAGTCCTTCCATGCGCTCATTGCCTATCCACCAACACTTAAAAGGGGATTCCCTGTCGCCAACATAGAATGTTCTGGTTTCGTGCTTATTTGCAGATAGCAAGTCTGGATATGTGACCTGTATGTACTCTGGATTTACTGCCTGTATAATTTTGCAAGCAGTGTCCCAGTCTGGGCCATTCCAACCTACAGACAGCTTTCGTTTCTGTCCAACTCTGTTTTTATGCATGGTCGTATCGTCTGTTCTGCCGGATTCTGATGCCGATATATCCTGTAATCCCCATGTAAAAGAAGAAGGACAGGGCAATGCTACCCCATCCACTTTAAGAAATACTTCTGCCATATATTCACCTACTTTAGCACTCTGATTTCAAATTAGAGTGCTCTCAAGCAATCATTTTAGTTGCTTCACTTTGAACAAATTCTTTAATTTGCTGATATCCCCATCCGCAATTAATAAGGCTGCTTACAAGCATTTCCATATTTTGTACTTTTGCTAAGTCATCACCTGTGAAGAAATCTCTAAGATTTTCTTTTGCTTTTACCCCATAATCACTTTCAAGCTCTTTGGCTGTTTTTCCGAATAAATTACGATAAATTAAATTTGTGTAATTTGGATAAGCAAATCTTTTATTTTGGCTTTCCGTTATTTTCATCTTAATTGTATCTGTTAGGATATGTCGAATAACAACACCCTTGTCACGCTCGATTTGCCATTGCTGACGTTCTGTATGAATTCTTTTTAATTCAGATTCCATTTTATTAAAAGCGTCAATGTATTTAAGTTTCCACTGTAATGCTTTTTCACCATTAAATCCCATGGCTAACAAGGAAAATCCATCTCTTGTTATAAGGTATTCGGTATACTCACGATTGTTTTCTCCGATATAAGAAGTTTTTATAAAATAATCAGAAAGGGGGATATCTCCCCTTTGAGAAATCTGTGTTACAAGACCTAAATGTTTGGTTTTACCCTCTGCGTCAACTTGTCCTTCAATTGCCCTTATTACTTCCTTGTGCTCTTTTTCGAAAGATTCTGCGATTTTTCTTGACGTAGTAAGTAACTTTTCTTCGTATCTTTTTCCAACGATTTCTACCAGCATAAATTCATATCTCCTTTATGATTTATTTTTTGGCAACAAAAAAGCGCCTACCCCGAAAGGTAAACGCTTTAAAAATTGCTTATTATGATTTTATAGTATAACATACGGCGAAAGTATCATTCAGTATACTTTGGTATCATTTCACTGTTTTTAAAACTTCCTCTAAGTACAGATATTCGAGCAACTTATATGTTCTTTTGAGATCATAATAATCATCTACTTTTTCCAAAAGTTTCTTGATTTCTTCTTTATAGTCAATCATTCTACAATTCCTCCCAACACTCTAATCAACTTCTGTTTGCGGTTATACTTCAAAATCTCGGAAATCTGCCCCATCATATCATCCATTGTCATGTTGCTCTTCATGCTATTGCAACGCTTACAAGCCAGTTGCAGATTCTTAATATCATTGGTGCCGCCCCGGGACAACGGCGTAATGTGGTCGATTGTCATTTTCTTGAATTTGACAGGCTTACCGCATATCGCACATTTTCCGTTGCACTTGGCGTACACGCTCTTTTTCTGAAAGTCATTGAACTGGATTCTATTTGCCATAATATCACGCTTTCCCGATTAACTGTTTGGTAAAGAGATACATTCCCTTTAATTTTGACAGGTCTTTCAAATTGATAAGATTTTCAATGATTCTCTGTCTGTACATATACTCGTCCAGAAGCACTAAGCACTCGTTGTTATCTGCGTTCAGTTCGTCAATTGTTTTCTGTAATTCAGCCTTTGTCATTTTATTTTCCTCCTGTGTATCCCTGTAAAAATCTAATTATGCGATTTCTACTCTGTATGCAATCATCATTTCTTTAATCACGCTAACGTAAATCTCTTTCAGCCGCTTATTCTGCATAATCACGGACAGTTTATTAATCTGGTTAGTCTGTGCCTTGGTGCATCCTCTTTCCTCGGCTCTGGAAATCGCATTTCTAAGCTGCTGATCCAATCGGCAACCAGCTCTGTCCGATAATCTGCGGTAGCTTTCGTTTCTGGCGGCGGCATATTTATTCCCGAATGAGTAAGAGAAATCATCGCTCTCGGCAATCTTTGAAATACATCTGTTTACCCACTTCTCTGTTCCAACATCGGAATCTGTTCCCTTAAAGGTATCAATGATGGTTTTCATGTTCTTCTCTTGTTGGTCGGCACGCTCCGCAAGTTTCTTCTGTTCCAGTTCAGTTTTGGCTACCTGTTGAAAAATCTGATTAAACATTTGCAGTTCCGGGGACAGTTTAGAATAATCAATTACTTGTTGTTTTACCTTTTCTTCAAGTCTAGTAAAATATTCTCTAGCTTCTTCTGCTTTTTCGCTATTACCTTTTACCGATAACTTCTTTGCAAAATGAGCAGTAATTTTGTAGTCCTTAGTAGCCTGCCCTCCCCATTCGTCATTAATGACGAATGCCCAATAATCAACGTTTTCCTCTGCAAATTCATTTCCTGTAATGTTGCTCTTGCACCATCTTGAATAATTGCTAGAATCCAATTCTAAAAAGGCATATAACTTTCTTGCAGTAGTCATTCCCTCTTCATCAATGCCAAGTGCGATTTCAATAGGTGTCCGGTTTGCTGTGTTAATTGTGATTTCGTTCATATAGAAAATCCTCCTGTTGTTAAAAAATCTATTTGCAAACAGGGGATATACAGTGTTATAATTTGCATATCCCCTGTAGGGGGTGTTGTATAAGGGACTGTTTCTTTCCTAGGGAGCCAGTTCCTTATTTTTCGCCTATTTCATCTTCTATTAGACCGATTCCTTTCATAATGGTGTCCGTTCTTGAAATTCCAAGTTCTTCTGCACATTTGTCTATGCGTCCTTTTTCTTCTTTTGTAAGACGAATATTGAGCTTTTCCTTTCTTGATTCACCATTTACAGGTGGTCTACCTGTTCTTGGGGACATTTTGTTCACCTCCTTATTTTGTCCTTGCATAATTCATTATAATTTATGAGCGTACAAAAGTCAAGAGCATTTTCTATTATTTTAGAAAACGTATCAATCAAGGTTCTCGTCATTATGACGAACACCTTTTCGCTAAAATTTTAGTAGAATTGGCTTCCACAAAATAATGGAGCCGAAATTTCGGCGGCTTATTCACTGTCGAATTTTCGACAGTGTGCGTCTCGTCTTTTAGGAAGAGTCGCAGTTAGCCGAAGTAAAATTGACTTTGGTGATTGAAGCATCCACTTTTCCGCATGAATGCGGAGTCACTAGTCATTGTGGCGAACCTAGGACAAATTGTCCGAAATGCTAACCGTCATCAAATTGATGATAGTTCAAAATATCAATCATAGAAGTAGGGTGCATCAAATTAGAAGCACCCCTATTAAAAATAAAAGGTGTCGAAATTTCTACGCCTTTTCGCCATGTATGGCTAAAACCCATATAAGCTGCTCAAATTTGTGCACCTTGTATGAATAAACAGTTTGCCATAGTAACGAAAGGTCAATTTGTCCGTTCGCTTCTCATTGCGAAAAACAGCTCCATAAATTTGTGGAACAGCTATTAACCGTCTTGAAATTCACGACAGTTTTTTACTGACGATTCGTCATTTTGATGAATCGTTATTTTTTTTCAAATTTCCTATTCCACTATCCGTTTTGGAGTGGTAAAATACAAATATCATACTGATTTAGGGAGGAAAACGCATATGAAAAAATCCAAAAAGTTACTGGCAATTTTTACCATTATGTTACTGATTGTCTGTATGGCAGTTCCAGTATCGGCGGCTGGTAAAATCAACAAGAAAAAAGCCACTTTGAAAGTCGGTCAAACATTACAATTAAAAGTAACTGGAACAAAAGGAAAAGTAAAATGGACAAGTAGCAAAAAATCTGTTGCTACGGTATCTTCTAAAGGACGTGTAAAAGCGAAAAAGAAAGGTTCCGCTACAATTACCGCAAAGATTGGTAAAAAGAAATATACCTGTAAAGTTACTGTGAAAAAGGCTTCTAATGGCAATGGCGGTTTTGGTGGAAATCCAAATGCTAACAGCAGTGGTAAAAAGAATGTTGTTAGTTATCATGCAGAATCTACGCCGTATGGAGCTGTGGCAATTCTGGAAAACCATTATGACCATGCAGTTGATCTGACCGTTGAATTTATCTATTATCTGAATGGAACAATGGTCGGAGTTGATAAGGATTATAATTTTGCGTTTGCAGCACATTCAAAATGTGCACTTCAAGGCTGGAATTCTGATAAAACGTGGGATTCTTTTAAAATCAATTTGAATATTAAGAAAGCATCTTCAAGTGTTATAACAAATAACTCGGGAATTCATTATTCAGCCAATTTTGGAAATAGAAATGTAGTGGTAAAAGTAGATAACAATGGACGGAAAAATGCGTTTACCACTATTGCAATTGTATTTTATAAAAATGGTAGGATAGTGGGGTATGATGATCGTAATGCTGATGTAAAAAATCCAGGATCGACAGCTTATCTCGAATTTGATTTTCCATTTGATAGGAATTTCGAGGATATCATACCAGATAAATTTGAAGTATATGTAAATGATTCGTATACATATAGCTGGATGAATTAAGATAAAAGGCTAGGGAGAAATCCCTAGCCTAATCTCTTTTAATACCCTGCTTGCGTAACTCCATACTCTGCTTGTTCAGTAGTAAACTTGTCAAACGTTTCTAGTTGTTGAATTAACCCATCTTTTGAAAAGCTCATTAAATCCAAATAATTTTTCGCAGATTTTTCAGCTTGCCTGTTCCAACTTGCTCCGCAAAAGTCTGCTGCATATTCGGCTTCTTCTTGATTGTATTTATCAAATGTTATTAATTGTCCAACTAATCCATCATAAGAAAATGGCATTAACTCCAAATAATTCCTTGCCGCCTTCAACGCATTTTTCTTTCCAAGCGGGACTTGCGGTATATCTTCGCATTTTGAGATAGAACAGTCATATATATAGTCTTGTGCGGAAATTGCGTCTGGTTTTAAAAATATTCCCTCAACAGTAACATAATCTCCAGCCTGTAGGCTCATTACGCTTGCATTGTTGCTTCTTACCATCATTGCAAACTCATCATATCCAGTATATGTTATTCCGTCATCCATTGCAATTTGCACTCTGTATGCCCCAGATTTATTAATACTATTTATTTGCCACTCTTGGTCTGTTGGAATTTGTATTGTCTGCAATACATATCCATTTACAGCCACTTCATCGCCCATTGAAAAGTCTGGATAATCGTTGATTTTTTTCGAATAAATTTCTTTAACTACGTCTTCGTAATAGTTCTCCGTGTCCTCTGAAGCATCAGAATCTCCAAATCTTTCAGAATGGCTCATTTTATAAGTTTTTAGCTGCAAATCTTCCCATAAATCCTTGCATACAGAAAAAACCGCTTCTGTTTCTTCTTCTGTAGCTGGTTCTATTTGTGCTGTTTCTGTAATTTCTTCCTTCTGTCCGATTTCCCACTTAAACGCCATGACAGGTGTCGCAGTCACCAAACTTGCCATCACGGTTGCCGCAACAATAACTCTTTTCGCTTTCTTCATACATACGTACCTCCCAATAATTGATACCCATATTGTACCACCTTGGGACGTATTCTGGAAGCACTATTTCGCTTTTCTATCAATTTCCGCAGTTACGGCAATCAAAAGAGCTTCGGCAAATTTCGCACCAACCGAATCAGTGTATTTATCGTGAATCTGCTTTGCTTCCATGGTGAGATTTTCCCACTGTGGAATATCGTCTTTTGAGATAAAAGCATACTTCTTGTGGAGATTCCATATATCTTGCCAGATGGAAAAGTAAGTCTGTTTAAAGTCCATCAGCGTAAAGAACCCCATGATATTTCTCGAACCTATGCTCTTGCTTTATTTCTGGGTATTTGTTCCAATCTACCTTGCTATAAAACATCTTTGTTGGCCTGGCAAATAGTTCCTTACCGCCATACAAAGCTCTGTATACTACCAAATCTTCCCCTGTTTCTGTATGTCTGGCATATCCGATAAACTTATACAAATACTCGTTGTTGCGTGGCTCCTTGATGGTTTCTCTCTTAAAGTGCTGTACAATGTCTCCTGGCTCAAATAATGGTCTGTTCATTATGTTTTCATATCTCCTTTTCGTTAATACCACTTCTCTTTCAGCTGATTAATCGGTGTTCCGGCAACTCCGGCACTTTCTCCGCTGTCTGTTGTCTTGAAGTATGCACCCGGAATTTGAGGATACATAAACTCAAACATCAAATAATTAGCTGCATCGCAAAGATATTCTGTGTTTCCTGTCTCACGATACTTTTTGATGCACATATCGTGGGATTCCAAGGCGTTTACCAACTTCTCCCCGAAGTTATCCTTTGCTGTACCATATTTGTAAAAACTTACCTCAACCCTATTCTGGCGTAATTCATCGAAACGGTCTGAATATTCTGTCGGAAGTTCTGTTCCTATTTGACTCATATGTTTTAATTCTCCACAATTAATTAATTTCTTTGTTCAAATTTCAATTTTCTTGGCTTATTCCTATATTTTATCTGGTGAGAGATTTTGAAACGGATTTGATTATTTTATCTCAGTAATTCTTTATCAATAATCTGGAAATTTGCCCTGTGGATATAAAGAGCTTTTCCGTCAATCATTAACTTTGTCATTTTAGGTAGATCGTCCGGGATTTTCCAGAACACCTCGTCACCAGAATATGCGGCTATCGGTTGTCCAAGTTGAGATTTGATTACTACAACCCTGGATTTCCCGAAATAATTTTTATAATAATTCACAATCCCGGCTATGTATGTGTTCTCTGAAATCTTCCCAGTTGAATGGCTAGTGATATTCTCCTGGGTAAAATCAACCTCTGGCTTCAATCCTTTTTGCTCAAAAATACAAGTATCACCACAGCTTTCAATTTCTTTACCGTCAATCAGAATTGTAATAACGGAAGATACGTCATAGCTGGTTGTTTCGTTACCCTCACTATCGTAGCCCTTGGATTTGGTTTTATTCCCGGCAATGTTGATCTTGTCCCCAGTGGTGGTCATAACCTTTTGACCGTAGTTGTCGTAGGTATAGATTGTGTAGCTGTTACCAGAAAGATTTCCTTTCACGTCATTCAAGTAATCTTCATTGGCTGCACAGCCTGTTAGACCTGTGATAATGCAAATACAGATAATGGTTGCCAATAGTGCTTTGATTCTTTTCATGGTTTTTGTCCTCCCTCATATGTCTCATAATCAATCGTTCCCAAATCACCGTACACATCTGGATAATAAATTCCAACCCAGAAGTTATCTTCCATTGTTTTGTAGTAAGTTACTTTTACATTCCATCTCTGTACCTCGTCAATAATTTCTTTGTTGAGAAGTCCGAATTGATCTCGGCAAGCTTCATTTTCCAGTTTGTAAGTCAATGCTTTGTATTTCTCTGCATTTGCCTGTCTGGTGGCGGTAACCGTAGTCTGGCTTATTGCTAAAAGCAATCCAGCGATCAAAAGATATACCGCACCGATAAAAGCCACTGCTACGCCCAAAACAAGCACGGTTGCGCTCACATTCGAATACTCATATTCGTAGCTTAAAGATTCTCCTATTCTATTTGCAATCAGAATAACAACGCCGACTGCAAAAATGATTATTGATAGCCAAAATATCATAGTGTGTCCTCCCTTTTCTGTTTCACTCTTTGATATAACATATTTTGTGTGGTGTCTTTAAAGAATAACATGATTCTATAATCAAAATCTCCGCCGTTTCTTTTCCCCCACTTTGTCTTAAAATGTTCCTCCATCATGTCAAGATAGAACAGTGGTTCCTCTTTATCGTCAACCAAATCATCTTTTGCCATATCTGTGTCTGGATTGCGTACCATTTTCAGAATATTTTCAGCTTGGCTTGGCGTAACCATCGGGTGCTTTTCTTCACGGTATTTTTGATATTTCTTGAAAAACTCTGTAATCAAGAATATAGACAGGCAAATGTCGTGGTCTTCAAAAATATTCTCTTTTGTTCCGTAAATACTTTCGTATATTTCGGTTACCAATTTCTCAACATCCTCGTCTTTATAATCTAAGAGAGATGATTGGTTCCTAGAATTATAGCGGTTGGCTTTCTGCTCCTTGGTTCTAGGGGGTATATTATATATATTTAATTTATTATAATTATTAGGAGCAGAAGTCTGATTATCTTTATCTGTATAAGATAAAGTATTTTTTTCTTTATTATCAATAAAGTCTTGTTCTGTTTTCTTATCTATATCTGTTATACTTATTTCACTGTTATACTTATCCACGCAGTTTTCCTCACCACGGAAGGTGCAGTTTTTCTCACCATCCCCCATGCGTTTTTTCTCACCACGTTCGGGCTGATCTTTTTGCTCATGCTCATTTATAAATTCTTCATAAAATTTTTCTGTGAGAATAAGGTGTCTATGCTTTATTACTTTTGGATTATCCTTTTCATATTCATACCATGAAGTTATATAACCATTCTGTTTTAACCCATTTAGCATTGACTGAATAGTACGTTCAGACACACCAATAAAGTCAGCAAAATGCCGATTGCTCGCAAAACAATCACCGCTTTTATCTCTTTTGCGAAGACTATGTATTTCCACTAATAAAAATTTTTCTCTTGGGCTGAATTTATTTGTAAGATATAATTTTGACGGTATAAATACCCCTGTGAAATCTCTTTCTCTTCTTTCAGAAACAAACTGTTCTTTTCTCATGCTAGATAACCTCCGTATATCTAAGAACTTCTCCGATAATATAAAAACAGTAGGCAATCTCTCGGAGGTGAGACTTTCGGCGGCCAACCTAGCCCACTGAATTTACCATATTAAGCTAAAACCAATCTATTTCCATCATAATGACTCTTTACGTAATCAATTATTTTCTCGGAATCGTCGGATGTTATATAAAAAGCGTCTTTAATCGGAATAGTGTTTATTTTCATAATTTTTACTATTTTCTTTATGTGAAAAACTGTACAACATTTAAATTCCGTTTGCTCTCTTATAATTTTTCTCACTTTTCCAAAAGAAAACTCATGTTTATCATCAACAATTTTTTGGTTGTATTTTGGCATATATTTTCTAATATAAAAAATTTCCAATGAATCCAAGTCTTCAAGTTTACATTTAATAACAGAAACCGAAGTAAAGTGTTTATTTGAATGGCTATATGGGCGGAAAAGCCCTAGCTTAGACTGTCCAATATAAACTACTTCATTACCATCTAAAAGGAAATAAATAATTGGTTCTCTTGCAATCGGAATGCGAATGCAATTTGAATTTTCCTTAAATTCCATAGATTGATACCTGCCTTTCGTATAAAAAAGTGCCTTGAACTGTATGTAAATCAACAGGCAGGCGGCAAGGCATTTCCGCTTTTCGATGATCGGTCTAGCCTGTTGGTTTTACCAAAATTATTTGTTTCTGCTCTTATTCATCATGTCACGCATGGTACCGAGAATAAACTCATATGTTGCTTGGTAATCATTGTGTCTCCCATTTGCCATTACGCCTTTTAATTCTTCAAGCATTTCCACAAAAGAACCGACATCTTGAGATTCTACCTCGCAATCAATAAAAAGATAATTTGTGTTATTGATATCAGCGATTCTATTTATATACTCTTTGATTCCTCTTTTTTCCATTAATCCGGGCGCAACCCTATTTTTATGGTCTACATATACGAAACGCTGATATTTTGAAAATGGGCTTTTTATAGCACAAATATAATTTTCCATCTTTTTTCCTCCCTTAAAAATAAAAAAGAGCCGCCAAGTAAGATAAAAATTCCTCAAAATCGAGAAATATTAATTTCTTCTTAGCGGCTCAAAAATCAAGACCGTGTGTACTTCTTCATTGAGAAAATTATATCACACAATCAGTCAAAAATCAATATGCCGGGGACGGATTGAAACGGCTATCCGTATCATTTTGGGCTTTTGTTACAGCTTTCGCAATCTCGCTTCCATCCAGAATAATGCTGTTCATAATGTACTGCGGATTCTTGTTTCCGCTGTTCATACTCATTGCCATTGCAACTCCCTGTGCTACTGCTTTTGCCATTTCTTCTTTTGTAAGTCCCATGCTTCCGTCCGAACTGGAAACAATGCTGTCTGCAATCTTCTTCATGGTTCGTGGATTTTCCAGCGGAAGAACGGCTTCAGAACCAGCTTCTCCGACACCGATTACCTGTGCGCCATTGAATAATCCACCTTTGGCAAACCACTTAACATTTGAATTCCATCTGTATTTGTGAGTGTTTCCCTCTTGCCAGTCTGTGTAATTCATCTCTATGTGAGGGGTTCTGATATAAACAGATTCTATTCCACGTTTAAAATCATTCATTGCATTTTTGCCGACAGAATAAAGACCAGAAAAATTTCCGTCAATAGTTCGTCTAATTGAAGAAAAAACTCTTGCAACAGAAGACATATTATTTTCGGCATAAGTAAGCATTTTGCCAGTTTCCGTATCAACCTTTCCAGAAGCTTTTTCCCAAATCTGGTTTGTATTGATAAGGACAGAAGACCAATAACTTTGAATGGTTGTCATAACCTTGCCCATTACATCTTTTGTATCGGTGTCCATGGTTCCGAGGGCTGTCGATACAGCGCTTGCGGAATTTCCCCAGTTTGTTTCGGAATCAGAACTAATATTGTCAGTGGCAGTTTTTACTTTTGTCTGTGCAGCAGACATAGCTTTCTCGGTTGCTGTTTGAATTCCAGACATTGCAGTTCCTGTAGCTTTGGATATGCTTCCCATTCCAGTTTTTACAAAAGTATTTGCGCTGCTGATAGAGGCTTTCGTCTTGGTTTCCATCTCTTTCACGGCATCTGGGAATACTTGTGCAAAAATCTTGGCTACAGATTCTGTATTGATTCCGAGTTCCTTGGCGCGTGCCATGATATTATCAAATGCATCCTGTGCAGTGCCACCAGAATTTTCAGCTTCCATTAATGCTGTATCAAGAGAAACCATTTCATCAGCGCTAAGTCCTAACTGTGTTTGCAATTGTGGAAGAACGGTGTCATACAAATCATCAATAGACTGTTTACTAAGGTCAATACTGCCAGCCATATTTGTTGTTTTATCATCCAATGTTTTAATGGAATCGGACAATATCTTAAACATGTCGTCCGTAATAAGACCTTTCTGGTTTAATTGAGAAAATGCTTGCTCTGCCTGGTCGGATGTAACCCCCATTTCTCCCAATTTATCAATCAATTGTTGCGTTGCTTTTGCCTTATCCTCGGCGGTCATCCCTTCTTGCTCTAGGCTTTCTTTTAACTGCCAAATTTCCTCTGCCGACCCAGAAAGAATATCACCTCTTCTCTGTAAAGTTTGAATGAAGTTATTCATGGTATTGCCGAATGTGGTTCCAACACCATTACCGCCTTGCATGGTTTCAACAAGACCAGCCAATTGAGAGGTTGCTACTGTCGCAGCTGCTCCTACTGCCACGATAAGTCCAGCTTCACCAACAAGAGGGCCAAGTGCTTTAGCAAGAGAGCCAAATTTACTGCTTGAAGAACCTGCCGCATCCCCCAAATCTTTTATTGCTTCTTTTGCTCCACTTGTGCCATCTCCAAGTACATCTGCTAACTTTTCAGCAATCATTTTAGCATTTTCTTTGGCAATAATTTTTTCACTAATGTGATCAATAAGGTTCCATGCAAGTTCTCCAATCCCGCTTACTTTAAGAACATTTACAGCAAGAAAGGCTTTTCCAAGAATATCAACGAGACTTCCTACAAGCGGATGGTCTTCTTTTAATCCGTCCACTAATCCGTTAAAGGCACTTGATAAACCACCAAGAATCAAATCAGCCGCAGTACTAAGTATTTCACCCCATGGTAATTCGCCAAGGAATGTTCCAACACCTTGTCCAAATTCATAGAAAGTGTCTTTTGTAAGCGTATTTTTCAACGCCGTACACAGGTGAGATATGAAATCTCCAAGTGCTTGTCCATTTTCTTTCCAGTTTGTTTTTTTCAAGAAAGTAGAAATTCCCTCTGTGATATTATTAGTAAGTTCATCCCAGTTTACAGTTTTGGTAAACGCAGCCAAGCTTCTAAACGCTCCATTTAAAATTCCAGATAAAGAATCTGCAATATCCTTCATGGAAATTTTGGACACAGCGCCATTCAAAGCTTTTCCAAGTGAACTACCAAGCTTATCCCAACCAGTTACACCAGCGCCGTCCTCTTCTGACATACGTTTTACAAATCCAGATAGCATTTTCCAGGAAATCATAAACTTATTTCCAAGCAATTCACCCAGATTAGTCCAGTTGATTTCATCCAGTGCGCCGATTAACCCATCACCAATATTTCTGCCGATTAATCCAAAATCAATACCGCCATCACCAATAAGCTGATTAAGAGTATTTACAGCTGTGCTGATTCCCGTCCCGATAGTTCTTCCAAGCAAGTCAAAATCAAGTCTGGTATTTAATGAATTGAATGCTCTTGTAAATGCGTCTGTAAACTCAGTTATTTTCGGGGCAACATTTTTCCAGTTAATAACCTCATACACCTTGCTCATTCCGAGATTAAGCATATCGGCAATAGTAGTTCCTACACCCTCCCAGTCTTTCGCCAGGAATGCTTTTCTAATTTTGGAAGCCCATTTGTTAATAGGTGTTTCATCGACAGTCAAAACTTCGTCCAAGGAATCTTGTATTCCTGCAAAGCTATCAGCCAAATCGCCAAGTCCAGAACCAAGGCTTTTAGATGCAGTCCCGGAATCGTTTGAGTTATCAGCAAGCTGATTTAATTGGTCGAATGGTAATACAGAAAGTGCCTTTTTCAGCTTCTTTGCAGATGATGTAGCGTCATCAAGCCCGGAAGAAGCATCATCACCGGCTGTTTCTATACCACCTAAGTTAGATACAATATCGCTAACTCCACTCTGTGAACCTTTCAGCTTCTTTCCCATCAATACATACATGAAGTTGCGGAACGCATTCGCAGCCTGCATAAGTTTTGACATAAGTGCATTGAGAGCTTGAATAGCAGGAAGAATGCCAGCAATTAGGCCTTGCCCGATTACTGCGGAAAGCGACTGGAAGTTCAGAGTGAGTAAGCGAACCTGGTTCGCCCAGGTTCCAGATGTCCTTGCGAAATCTCCTTGCACATCACCTGTAACTGACATTAAATAGTTATATCGAAGAGCAACTTTTTCTGCTTGCGACATTGCGTTATAAGATGTTGTAATTCCCCTTGAAAGAGCATAAGCCTCCATATTTGCAACGGATAAATTAATGCCCAATTGTCTTAAAGGCTCAATTTCGCCGGAAATTCCAGAACGTATTTTCTGAAAAGCAGTATCGGTATCAATGTTGTAAAATGATGCAATATCCCCGGCTAATCCAGCAAGAGAAATTGACATTTTAGAAGCTGCATCTTGCGCAACACCAGATGATTTCATCATTGCCATCATGATTCCGGAATATTGCTTTGCTGCCAATTCGGATAATCCAAATTGTTCTTTAGCCGTAGAAGCAAATTTATAAGCTTTATCAGACATGCTGCCAAACGCAACATCTACAACGTTTTCAACCTCTGTAATTTGAGAGCCTAAATCAACTGCGCTTCTTCCAAAGTCAACAATACCTTGGATTGCCTTAAATCCAATTGCAGTTTTAAAGAGTGCGCTCAGATTAAAGGATGCAGTTTTCAGTCCAGAGCTACCGCTTCCAAGACGCTGAAACCCACCAATGATAGTTTTTATGCCACCACCAATTTTAGAAGCAGTTTTACTTACAAGATTTCCAAGACTCAATGTACCAGATGATAACTTAGAAAAAGCACTGGATATGGAATTTGTTGCAGTATTCACCTTGCCGCCAGCACTTGCCAACTGCGCCAGTGCTTCCGTCATGCGGATGGTATTCTCACTGATTTTTGGAGCATTTTCCATTACTTTGAAAAACTTCTTTGTTTCTTGCGCCAGATTTTGCAATTGTCCAGCGGTCTGGCTAGTCTTGTTTCCAGCACTTGCCAGTCTTCCGATGGATTGTACAAATAAATTAGTTGGTTCAGAAACATCACCAACTCTGGATAGTGTTTTTATTACGGATTTTAATTGTTTTCCAAGCCCAGGAAGCGCAGCTTCCACCTGTCTTGCCTTATCACCAGCATTTACAAGTTTTTGCAAAGAAGAAACAAAACGGTTGGTGCTGGAAGATACATCTGGGAGATCAGAAAAGCTTTTCATGGAATTTGCAATTTTATCCAAAGTGGTTGTGTCAAAATTATCCGTTTTGACTTCCATTAGCCTTTTGACTGCATTAATTCCTTGGATTACTTTTGAACCACTAAAATCAACAGTATTAAGAACAGACATAGAGTGTGCCACTTTCTGTATACTGTTAATTGTTTGCTGTGCATTTGAAGAATCAACTTTTCCAAGCTTTTCAATAGCTTTTGTTACTGAATTAATATTTTTAGTATCTATTTTGGGTACAGAAATATTCTGTAAACCGCTGATAGACAATAAACCAGACGCAAAATCTTTAAGTGATTTCCCGCTTCCATCCAATGCTGAAAAATTTACACGTGATATGTTGGTAAGTTGCTTTGTAAGACCACCAAGATTAGGTAATGAAACTCTAACACCATTTAATGTTTTTATGGATGCAGATACTCTTCCTATTTCTCTGGCATAATGGTGCAATCCACCTGTATTCAGATTCTTAAATGAACTGTTTACGTTCAAAAGTTTTCTTGATAAGTTCTCAAGTGACCGAACAGCTTTTGCCGTACTACTTCTAACCTGTAAATCAAGGGTATCAATGGTGTTATCCGCCATTTTCAATTTCCCTCCTTTTTGCATAAAAAAATAAAGGGCAGACAAGACTAATCATCCTGCCTGCCCTCTTCGTTACCTATCTCGTCAAGTTTCGCATTTGCTTGTTTTACAAGAAGCTCAAAGTATCTTTCTTCTTGCTTTAATTCCTCTTCTGTTTTTTCATCATAAATCTTTTCTGGAAGCAATTCTTTTTTATCATCACTTCCAAATGGCTTTTTGGGGTATGAAACCTTGGAAGAAAGTGCACTTGCTATAGCAATTTGAACATACGCACCAGAAACCCAGGATTGATAATCAATCAATTTGCTCTTCTGATTAATTTCATCTTCTTTTTGGTTTCTCCAAGCTTTTAATCGAAGTTGAAACTCTTTTATGGTGCAATGAAGAAAGTCATGCTTGCTCATGCCAATTTTTACCGCTTCTGGATAAAGTTCATCCCAAATTACTTCTCTGTAGTTTTTTTCTGTTGAGTCACTGGTTTCTTCTTGGAAGTCTTGAACGCATCCTCCAGAAACGTCCCGATTCCGGTCAGATTGAAAAAATCGTCTTCCTCCATTTGTTCAATGCAAAGTTCAAGAACACCGTAAAAATTCCCAAATTCATCCTCAGAATGTTCTCGAATATAGCTTGCAAGAAGCCTTTTTGCAGTTGCAATATTCGGCACTTTTCCGTCTCCATCTGGGTGATCTCCGTGGTGTTCCATAAGCCCAGCATAAAATACTATAAGCGTAGTCTGCGGAATGTTTGCAACGCTGGAAATTATTTTAGAAACATCCTTTTCGTCAGAAGCTAAAGCAAGTGAGGAAAACAATCCAGCTATCTCCTTAACACAATCTGCATATAAAGAAGCCTCAATTGTATATTCCAGTTTATAATCGTTCCCGCTAATAGTTATTATCTTGTACATATCCTATCCTCCCAGTAATAATTACTCTTCCTCTGTTGGTTTGATTGCGGTATCAGCACCAACATACTCATTGATAGTCAGAGACATGGAAACTGTAAGAAGTCCGTTCTGGTCTCTGGCTGGTTTTGGAATCTTTGTTGGTGGCTCAATTTTGGTAAAAAATGCCTTTTGAAGAGAAGGGAAATACTCTTCATACCACATTGATAAGCCAGATGCCTTTCCAGTTTTGTATGCAGCAATAAGTTTTTCCCACTCATCAATTGTTTCGTCTGTAACGTTTACTGTTACATTGAATGTTCCACCTGTAGAACCACGTCCAGCAATTGTTCTTTCAATTTCGTCTTCCAGTGCAGACGCATCAATCGTCTCTACATCAATGGTAATTTCGTCAGAAGCGTTGATTCTGTGAAGCATTATAAATTTTGCAGGCTTAGTACCAGCCACTGTTTCAACGGCATATCCAGTAAGAGAACCAACTGTAGATACACCAGCAATATTGCCTTTTTCTGCCATTGCTATATCTCCTTTTCTTTCTATCAAACTATAAACTGGCTCTATGACTCTCTTGCACGTAACCCTGTGCCGGGAGATAGCGGATCACCGCCTTTCTACTCTTCTTTTCCAGCTTGCTTAATAAGTTGATTTACATAATTACTTAATCCGGCAACGATAACGCCTTGTGTAATTGCGGTAAACAGTGCCATTGCAACTTCCTGTGAACCGGAAACTGTAGATGTTGCAAAAACATAAAGACCGCAAATTAATACACCAAGAATTCCTAAAATCATTGGAATAAATTTGTCAGAAATATTTTCTGATTTTTTAATCATTACCCCGATAAAATAAAGAACTACAACGACAACAAGTAATTCCGGCTTTACATAGCTTAAAATCTGATCCATAATCTCACCTCACTTTCGTTTTAGGCATAAAAAAAGAACGTCTATGCGTTCATTGGGTTTAAAGTAATTTTCCTGTATATATTCGGCTGTATCGGCTCACAAGCTTTTTGATTCCACTGTCACCAAAAAACATAGGTTCCGGGCCATATGTGCGGCGGAATCCCATGCTCACCATAACTTTGTGACTTATCTTGTCCAATTCATACACTCTGGTTAGTGCTTTGCTCCCAGATGTGAAGCAATTTACTTGAAATGATGGCATTGTTGCGCATTCATCCCCTTCAAGGTCACCTCTCGTAATTGGATTTCCAAGCATATAAAGCTGTGCATATGCTTTTTTGCCAGAAGCATTTGTCTCGCTCCCATCCATGGAATAATTGTCTGCGCCAGTAATCTTAGAAACAGCCGCTCCCCACCTTGAAAAAACTTCCAATACAGGGGATTCTATTGTGTCCGGCATATCTGTCACCTCACAATAAAAAATGCGCCCACCTTTATGGTGAACGCATTGCATGTTATGCTACAATTTAACACTGTAATCATAACATAATTGGTTAGTATCATTCAGTATATTATGGTATCTTCTTTAAGAAGAGAATACCTCTTTGGCAATTTTGCGAACAGCAATAATAACGGCTTGTTCTGCGTGATACATAGGCATGTACGCTCTATTTCCATATGAATGGCGTGTTTCTCCACTTCTTTCGTCCGTATACCACCATCCATAAGGTGAAAACGCATGGGTTTGTCCGGGGTATGTACCTACTCCGTATTCAGAACCAGATGGCAGAGGGTAATTGTTTGAACCATATGTGATACCAGCTGAAAATTCAATGAATAACACTTTATCACCAGACAGCCTAACAGATGCACCTGTAATGTCACCGTTCTTATTATAGATTATCTCGGTGTAGTATGAACCTTTCTCTTCGTCCGGGATGGATTCCATTGTGGTCTGAATTACTTGTAATCCCTCTTCGCACAATCTCTTAACAAAAAGCTCGTTCTTTCTTTGCAAATCTTTCTGGTATGCCTTTAATTCATTAATTGCATTCCGAATTGATTTCTGCGATAAGGTACATTTTATTGTCTTACCCATCCTCATTTCCTCTCTTGGAAATTCCGTATCTGGCAATATTGCCTTTTTGTGTGTCTAAAATCTTCTTTAGTGTGTAGTCTGGCAATACTGTGGGCTCTCCATTTTCATCCAAAATAAGGTTTCCATCCTCGCTTATTTGTGGGATTCTGTCTATCCAAAATATGTCCGCTTCCTGTGGGTGGAAATTTCGGTTAAAGCTTGTAATGTACCTGTCGTAATCTGGCACTATTCCGGCTGCAATTTCTTCTGGCGTTCCGGCTGTAGATGATACGGAAAAAGAGAATATAACTGGCTTCTCATAAACTTTAATACGGTCTAATCCTTCTGTTTTTTCAGTAATTCGTGACCAATATACTTTTTGCTTTTGGCGAACTAATCCTCTCATGCAATCATCCTTTCTGCTCCAACAGGAGCTACATATGTAAATTTGTTTCCCAAAATATCTCTGGCCGTGCCAATCACGAAATGGCTGTAGTCTGCCAGAATATTGCATACAAATTCCTCTGCATCCACCCAATATCGTTTCTTAACCATACGGTGAAGCTCTGACAGTAAACCATAGCTGAACATTACACAGTGCCCTAATTCATGAATAAATACACGGTTCAAAAGTTCTCCATGTAGGTTGTTCGCAATCGAAATAATATGGGTGGAATAATCCGATACTCCAAGTGTTCTGTTTCCTGTGCGGTCAATTAAAACATCATCTTGTGATGAAACAAACTGCACTCTCCATAAATCCCCATTCATGTAGAATTGTCGTAGCATGGTTTGTCACCATCCTTTCTACGAAAAAAAGCCCCTGCCGCATTATTTTGCGACAAGGACTTAATTCATTTATTGCTCTAGTTCATTTGCTGTACAAGTCGGTTCAAGTCAGCTTTCATTGACTGTCTGAGCGTTGCATCTGCATCAGACCACATCTCAGTAAGATTACGGATAATATCAGATGTGTACTCTTTCATGGAATCGTCCATTTTTCTCTTAGATTCTGTATCGTTGGAATCATGATAGTGCCTACGATTCTCATCATATCTATCATAGGATTCGCCATATCTGGATTTCTTCCGATTCATGTCATCCATTTCCATATCACTACGGTCTGGATGATATCCCATGCGGTACATATTGCGTTCAAATTCTGGATTGTTTAAATACTCGTCCATCCAGTCATCATCTTCCATGTACAGATATGGTCTATAACCTTTTCTTGTTCCCCTACCTTTTGGAGCGAAACGCCCATTTGAATAGCGGTAACGGTCATATCCCATGCGTCCAAGATACTTCTCTTCCTGTTCGCATTCATCCATAGCTTCCACAATGCGATAATCTTTATCAGCGCAAATCGCACATTTTACTGCTTCCATGCAGTCTTTCAGATCGTCCCAATCCTGAGCACTGAGATTATCAAATCCATGTGTTTTGGCTTTTTCCATAGCCCATTTTCCCATTTCCATTGCTGTCTTATGCATTCACGATACCTCCCCTCTTCGAAGCCTGTACAACATTTTCTGCTGTTGGGGCTGTACCATTGATTGCAGTCAGATTGTTATTCGGACTACATGCCGGATTTCCTAACATTTTGAACGCTCCACCAGTAGCACTTGTTGCAACTCTGGTTGCATATTTTGTTCTGGTTCTTACGCCACAAGCTGTTACCTGTGCGCAACAACGATTCTCCAATGGATATAAAGTTGTTCCTGTTCCTATCTGAATCATCACTGGGGCGGTAATTGTGGTTGTATTCGGAATAGACTGTGCTAAAACAATGCAGTATTTTTCTCCATTATTGTAGCTTCCTTCCGGGATAGTAACCACAAGATTTCCACCTGTGAATGCAATCGCAGTAGACATCACAAGGTGATTGCAAAGCTTACAAACATTCTTACATGCCATATCTTTTACCTCTCAATCAATAAGAGGTGAGCCGAAACCCACCTCTTAGAATTTAGTCAACCTCTAAGGGTGAGTTACTTAGCAACAACCATTACCATATGTGCTACATCCTGCGTACGCATATGGAGCCGGAACCTGGAATGCAGGAATCGGAGCCGGATTGATTGCATTGATTAACTGCTGTGTCTGAGAAGCCATTGCAGTTGTGAGCAATGCAGACTGGCGATCCTGGGATGCAGCACGCTTCAGATCAGAATTCTCTGCCTGTAATGTTGCAATCTTATCCTGAGTTAAAAAGTCTAACAGCGCACGAGTGTTGCTGTTCTGATTTTCCAGAATGTCTCTGGTGTTGTTGTTCATTGTGTTCTGCAATGCACAAGTGTTGGTAGCCAGATTGTAATTTACGCCCTGGATAGCTTCTCTGGTCTCGCAGCAACAGTTCTGGAGCTGTGCCTGTAATGCATTGGTATTCTGCATACCGGCTACAGTATCAGCATTGATTGCCTGCTGAATTCCGTTGAATCCTTGAAGCATTCCAACATTCACGCCGTTGAAACCGCTCTGCATGGTATTGTTAAGCGCATATGTGCTATCGCAAATACCCTGCTGAATACCTCTAATACCATTCTGAATATCATTCAGAGCAAAGCCCTCATTGATATCTGCTCTGGTAGCCCATCCTTGGAAACCTGCACCATTTGTACCGTTTCCACCATTGCCGCCCCAGCCACCAAAGCCGCCGAAACCGCCCCAGCCGAAGATTGCAAAAATAAGGACAAGCCAGATAAGGGAAAAACCATCGCCGCCCCACATGTCGTTTGCACGGTTATTAGAGCCTGTAGCGGCTGCAATGTCGCTAAGACTATAATTTGAACCATTCATCATGTTTTTAGTCTCCTTAAATTTTATTTACAATAGGAGACATCCGCGGCTGTCATCCCAAATTGTAGCGATTTTAAATCACCCAATTATGGGGAAGTTATTTCATCCCTAAAAATTTTTCCAAAATTCCTTCTGGAGAAAAATTCTTTTCTTTAAATATATTTTGCTGAACTTGGTGTAATTGTTCTGTATCACCATGTTTGTATAAATCCAAAGCATTTTTCAATGTTGGATTGTTACCTGCAAATTTACTCATATCGTTCATCATGTTATCAACACTTCCGAACCTCTGAGAAATCATTTGCTGAATTTTTTGTTTCATTATTGTGTTTGGGTTGAAATTCATCTCTGATTACCTCCCTTCTGTGTCTTGGGCGGTTCAGATTGTATTGGCAATAATTCTTTAATTTCGGAAATCTCTGCGTGAACATCATCACGAAGTTGGTTAATCAGCGAAACAATATCAACTTGATTTGTCTTATTGCTTTCTGGTTGTTCTCCTTCATTTACAAGTCTATAAGTGAAAATTCGGCTTCTGCCATCTGCCTGTAACTGTTTTCGGTAAACTTCTGTACCGTCAGTTTTTGGATAATAGACAGGGTTTCCAGACATATCTACGTCTTTTGCCTTTACGGTATCAATACCATCAACCATCTGTCCTTGCAACATGGGGATTTGTGGTACTTGTGGCATTTGTTGTATTGGTTGCTGAATCTGTGCCTGTCCGTATGGCATTGCCTGCTGATAACTATTCTGCAATTGTGCTAATCTATCTTGATACGGCTGTATTTGTTGAAATGGTTGCGCAAAATACGGATTACCATACTGCATATCTCAAACCTCCCTTGTTTTTATAACTATATTTTACAATAATAAGAGGTTAATTAACACGCCATGATAACGCCATAAATACGCCATTTTCTATGAATACAAAGAAAAGCCCCGACAATACATCGGGGCGACTTTCATAATTTTCTTCTTTAATTTTCTGTTTATGCGGTCTACGGTTCTTGTGCTGTAGCCCATGATTTCTGAAGCTTCTGCAAGTGTTTTTTCTTCGTAAACACGCAATCGGAATAACTCTTTTTCTCTGGAATCAAATCCAGCTTCACGCAAATAGAAGATTCTTTCATCTTCCGAAAAGTCTTTATAATTATCCATTCCACCGTCCTCCCTGTTAGTGGAATCAATATTACACCGGGAAAATGCCTTTAAGAGCAAAACCTAAAACAATACCAATTATTCCAGTTATAACATAAGCAATAATTTTGTCCTGTAATTTTCCTGGCTTTTCCATGAGTGCTTTTAAATTGTCGTTCATTTCGTCAACTGTATCTTTGATGTGTCCCAGATCGTTGTTGTATAAAGCAATTTTCTGTTCTAGCGCATTGATACGATTAAAAAAGCCTTCATCCCTTTTGGAATGCTTTTCTTTCATCTCATGGACGGCACTTTCCAATTCTTGCAAGCGGTGTTCGTTGATACACTCGTGTTCACATCCCATCGCTATTCCTTTCCATCACTCCCATTTTTTAGATATTGCTTCTACCCACCTAATTTGAAGCACCCCTGCGATACGTGGGAGGATTGACGTATCACGCACACACCATCTTAGAATCCGATAAATGGAAAAACACCATGATTTACATAGATTTCAGTTTCGGAAGTCCAATTTCTGTTTACAGAAGATTCGGAATGTGATCCTTGGAATTCAGCTCCCTGTTTCACCAGAAAGAAAAGAGCCAAATCAAATATGCAATCATAGCAGTTTTCCATATCGGAATTTATTTTCTCATCACTGTAAGATGAAGGATAATTCCTTTTCTTCTTAAATGAACGAATAGCCCTCTTTGCCGAAAGAGGAATCATCCTCGCAGTTTCTGCATCATCTTCAAGATAATTTGTCAAATCCTCTATAAGCTGTTCGTCCATTTAATCACCTACCTTTGCTGAGATAAAATCTCTGATATTATTCCAGCCTTATTAGTTGCTGTCAGGGCATAGCCGTTATCACTTGCGAGTTGTCTTAACTGAGATACAGTCATATTAGATAACTCGCTTTCTGTATACTTATGTATTGATTCATTATAAACACTTGCTACAGATGGTGACTGGCTGTTTTCATCGAGACTATGCCCGGTTATTCCCCCGCCTTGGTACCGATAACGATACCGCCGTTAGCTTTTGGTGCAACAGGAACAAACATACCAGACGCTTTTGTCCATACTGCAACTGGGTCTGGTGTAGCCCACATGGAAAGAGTTACGAAAGAACGGTTCTCTTCCTGGATGAACTGTCTGTATTCCGTTTCCTCTGGAGTTACGCCCCAGAGACCAACACCGAAGGATCCGTCGGCATCTGCTTCATACAGAGTAAATACATCCTCTTTGAAGAATCTGGCTGTTTTCATAGTTCCATCTGCTTTTCTAAAATTGAATTTCTCATCACAACGATCAATTGTGATTTCATATTCCTGCATAAGCAGATTTGCAAGTTCCTGCTTTGTGAGAAGTCTCTTATTTGCAGCACCCAGAACAGCTGTCTGCATTGCAGTATTGTTCCGCATATAGTTGATCATTTTAAGAGAAGTTACAGCCTTGTTTACTACATAGCCATTGCCTTCTGCTACAGCTACCATTTTTTGGATATCGCCCATGATATCTGAATCTGGCTTAGACCAATCGGTAAGCGTTACTTTTGCACTTGCTGGAACTCCATAGTCAATTCCCATATCAACATGGTTCTCTTTGATTGTTACGGCACCGGTAGAAAGGAACTGTCCTTTCATAGCATTTGCTCTGGCAACAACGCCATCAAACAGGCCGGCTGCATCATTAAATACAAAGTTTTTCAGTGCTTCATTATCCGGCACGCCGTTTTCAATTGCCTGCTGCAATCTTTCAGATTGATTGATTTTCCTCTTGATAAAGAGCTTTTCGGTCAGGACTTTTTCAAATCCAGGTCTTGTACCGATTTCTGCTTCGGTATCAAGAGCATGAACAAATGCAACTTCCGGGAGATTCTGTCCAGCCATAAGTCTGTAATACTCTGCTTTCAGATACTGGGTTTTTGTATCTGGGAAAATGGTATCGAGGATACCTGGTCTTTTAACGCTGAAATTCTGAGAGAAATTAAGTCTTTCTTCTTGGGTGATTGATTCTAAAATATTAAATGGCATATTTCCTATACCTCCTTAAAATACTGGGTCTTCTGTGACTACAAAAACAATTCCTGCTTTTTCAAGCTCTGTTTTTGCAGTAGTGTCAACTGTTACTGGAAGTCTCTTTTCGAGAACACGTCCTGCGACAATCACGGAAATTGGTCTCTTGGTATCATCTGTCATATCAACATCTTCAAATACAATGCCGATTGCGCCTGTCGCATTTGTTGGATATACGGAACCTGCTTTAATAATTTTCTTAGTTCCAACTGTTTCAGCATTTGTCTGGTCTGCTGTGTAGGTTTTAAGTACAAGTCCGACCTCGGATTCGAGAATATTTGGAGTGGACTCATACTGCTCTGTTTTCATAAAAGCCATTATTTATATCTCCTTTACTTAAATATTTACAGGGGCGTTACCGTCCACTGATTTAGTTTCCTGGTTCTTTTTTGCTGAGTAAGCTTTTGCAAATTCAGCAGCATCGCTTTTCACTGTAGGTTTGCCGCCGCTACCACCACCCGGATTCGGAGTGTTTTCTAATGCTTCTTTCTCCCAAGCTGCCTTTGCGGTATCGAGTGCTGTTTTATTTGCTTCGGAAACTCCCTTAACAAAAGTTTCGACTTCTTTCATTACATCTTCTGGTTTCTCATACGGTGCAGATGCGTATGCTTTAATAGCACTCGCGTATGTTTCGGTTGAAAGTCCTGCATTTGCGAACATAGAAGTAATTTCACTGGTAAGGGCTTTTTTGTTGGATTCTGCAAGCGCAGCTTTCAAATCAGCTAACTCCTTATCCACTGCTTCCTTTTCTTTCTTGCGTTCAGCTTCTAGCCGTTCTGCTTCGGTCATGTTCTGCTTTTTCAACTCTTCCAACTCTTTTTCCAGGGAATCTGCTTTTTCAGCTTTTTCCTTCAGAGAAACATTTTTGTCTTTCTCTTTCTTAGTTTCAGCAGAAATAGAATCAAGAAGCTTAGAAACCTGTTCCTCGGAAGGTTCTGCAACTCCCATACCGATAAGTGCCTGTTTTGCCTGTTCTCTTGTCATTGAAATCTCCTTTCTTCCAGTCCAATACGCTTTTTCAACACGGTTCGCTCCGCACATGGTCTGTACCCGATTTACGCTCACGGGCTGTTGCAATTTATTTGATTTTGGGTATTAAAAAAGAAGCCTTAGATTTCTCTAAAACTCCTTAAATAATCGAAATTTGGTTCATTCTTCGTTAGATGGAGAATTTGCCATTGGTTCTGTTTTGGACGGATTTTGAAACTTTCCGTCAAGTAATTGCTGTGCTTTCTGCATTTCCGCTTCCGGGTCTGCCAGTTCCGGGTAAATAGTTCCCAGATACGGTAAACTCATTTCGTAGACTTTCTGCGGATCACTGAAAAGCCCACAAGTAATCAATGCAATAAGCGGATGAATTTTATTTTTAAACAGATAATCAAGTGCCTGTGCTTTTACAAGCATATTGTCTGTTGGGTTTCTGGTTATCTTTACATCAAAATCTCGGGTTGAGATATTAACATCATTTGATGTACCACGGATAATATTCAGAATAATTCTAGCAGATTCCTTTTCAGCTTCTTTTGTGAATGCTTCTACCAGTTTTGCATCTCTCTCTGCGAAATCCCATCCATTACGAAGGTATACGGCATTTCCTGTATCCCCTCCGCTGTTACTTTGACGGTTTGGCATTGCTTCCACAATCAGCATATTATTGTAGATATCATCCTTTGCAACCTGGCTCTCTGATTGATTCAGTTCAGCGGTCATCAGTTCAACATCCGACTGACAGCCATTTCCAGTATCTTTAACAGAGATAGCACCAAGTTTTACCATTTTCAAAAACTCGTTTTTGTCTACCTCGCAGTTTTTAAATTTCATAAAGGCTTGCACAAACTGTTCCACTCCATTTAATCTATCAGACTGATATTTGTTAATTGCATCAAATAATGTGATTGCAATTTCAACATCTGAAAGTCTGTCGTGATTATTCGGACATTCAACAATAGGAATCCCGCCAAAACCATTGATGCCGTAGTTAGTTACTTTTCCATTCTTGATTTCAAAGAACTGATTCTTTGAATAACACAAATAATATTGCTGTTCATCTTCATCTTTTAAAATCTGCACGGAAAGCATTGGTTTCCCATTTCTCTGTGAGTATACAATGTAACAATCACCTGGATATGGAATAAAGATTCTGAACGGTGGTAAATCTCCATTTTCTGTCCAGTCCTCTTCTTTAAGAATAGCCTTATAAGAAGTTCCTGTTGCACTTTGGTATATTGCTCTCTGGATGTTTCTTGCATCTGCATTGGCTTCATCCAGATAATCATTCAGCAAATCAACTTGCTCATTTATTTTTTTGTCTGCATTTTTCTTTTTACATACATATTGGATTGGTTCCCCGCAAATCTGTCCAGCTTTAAATTTTACAGTTTCAAATGCGTGATTTTCAACCACTCTGTTATTAACTTCTGGTCGGACTATTTTGTTTCGGTATAATATCGGCTGATCGCCTTTCATGTACCGATACAAGTAATCAATCAATGTTCGGTTTCTATTATGTATGCCAATTGTATCTGACACTACTTTTACTACATTTTGTGGAGTGATTCGGTCAACGCCTGTGTAGGCTACTTTTCGCCCGAAATCACCTCGGCATAAATCTACAAAATTCATTGTATTTCTCACGAGCTGAACCATCCTTTCTGCAAAATAAAAAGCACTGGATGTTTTAATCCAATGCTCTACTTTATATTCTACACATATTAAAAGTATTTTTCAGTATACTTCGGTATCATCTTTCGAAACCTTTTATCTTTTTTATTTCTGCTATGGCTTTTAAATGCTTTTTTTTAATGTGAATCTCTGAATAACCCATCTCATCTGCAATGCGAACCAAAGATTTGTACTCAACATAGTGCTTAAATAATATGTCATATAGTAATGGATCTTCAACCTGTTCTATGGTTCGGACTATTTCTTGTCTTTTTTGTAAAAATTCAGATATCATTTCTGAAATCTCTTCTCGCAGATCAAATATCTTCGCAATCATATCTCCCATCGGATCACGTTTTACAGAAGTTTGTACCTTTTCTCCAACAGGAATTGCAGATACACTTGTGGAAAGAGAACCGAGCTGTTCTTCTTCGATAAGCTTATTTTTGATTCTGTTATCATAATTTTCAATCTGGCGTAAATATTGAGCTGTAGTCATCATACTCTATCTCCTTCCCCACATAAAATTTTTGGTTGCTTTTACTTCTGCAAATCTTTTGCCGGCAAGCGTTATTGCAAGCTGCGTAACTCCATCGGCAGCGTCATCATGTTCATTATCACCAATATAGACGAATGTAGTTAATTCATCCATAGCCTTTTGATACTGTTTATCTTGATATTTCGGAGCCAAAAATATAAAATTTTGCTTAACATCCCCGGAATATTGATTTATTTTTTCTTTTTTTGCTTGTTTTGAAGGTGCTTTTGTACTTGTCGTGCTGCAAGCGTATTTATGTTCTTTCAAGCGTTCATTTACATAATAGGCATACATATCTCCACCATTATTCGCTTCAAAATTAATGGATTGAATATTATTACCCATGATTCTTCCAACAACTAATGGCAATGTTCCTTCTTTTGGTGCCGTGCTGAAAATCCAGTCATAAATATACACATCTCCATTTTCGTATTCTGCGCCCACTGGCATTGATAAGCTATCACCGCCACCCCACGCAACATCACAGGCAGAAACATTTTTAACAAATCCACCTTCTGGAAGAACGCCGTTATAATATCTCAATTCGTCAGCTGCAAACACAATTCCTTCACGTAAGAAGGGCTTTTGCTGATATTTGGCTTCCCATTCGTTAGCGTCTAATCTAGCTTTCATATCGACATAATATTTTGTTGAAAATCCAACGCCATACTCATAATCGAAATTCGATTTACCCTCATCATTCAAAGCTGGAATTTTTCTAAACCGATACATTGGATTATCGTGATTTAGCTTCTCGATTTTTCCGAGAGGGTCATATAAATTCCATCTGGTTCCAACCATAAGCTCCCTTGCGCCGTCAATCTTACGGTCAACCATCTTATTCAGATATTCTTGATATGTATTTTCTAATCGGGTGGGGCTTAATGAATGTTGTCTATCTCTTACAAGGTCATCCACATACAAATAACCATCGGAAGAAATATCAACGGCACCTGTCCAAGTACCTTCAATACCACGGCAAGTCATTGTTGCAAATCTATCTGGCTTGTCCAGGTTTATTTCAAAATCATCAGCACTCTGTTTTTGAAGTTTCGACTGTGGAAAAATTTCACTATAGTTGTATTCCTGTGTATTAATGAGATTAAGAAGTTCTCCGTAAAATCCCTTTGCCAGTTTTCCAGAATGACCACCCATGGCACTATGGCTATTTGGTCTTTTACCCATTATCCATGACATAAAGAAAATACACATAGTAGATTTTCCAACACGGCTTGGGAGTGATAAGCCGTAAAACTCTATCTTTCTTTCTTCCAAATCTTGTAGGTCTTTGGCTACCACATGTAGTGTTTTTTTTCGTGGAATATAAAATTTCTTGCTGTCCGGTCTATTTTTCTCCATATAAAGCAAGTAACTTTCAAATAAATGTGGTGCTTCCAGTAGCAAATACTGCCAATAGATATCGTCAAAATTACCACTTCCAGTTAATGCAGCACACTTCTCTGCTATGTTATGTGAGTATTGACTTACTTTCATAGCCATTTTCCGTGCTTCTTGATTCTCGTTGAAAGGAAGGTCAATATTCATATTTAAGAGCAAATCAAGGCAATCTTTTTGATTTTGATAGATTGTCATGTCACTACTGATAATCTGATTTAGGACTGTCCGATACCATTCGAGCGAGCCTTCTGTAATTTTTCCCATAAAAATAGAGCCAGACCTCCTTTCTTTTTAGGATTTAGTCTGGCTCTCATGTGGCTCTCTTGACTGGTTTACTTATTATTCAGCATTCTCATCAGCTGTCATATCTCTTGTATCTACGATTGTAGAAGTGTTACCTCCTTGAATCTTTGGTACTTCACCATTCCATTTATCAATTTTCTGTTTTTCAATCAGTTCGGGAGTAAGAGATTCTGCGATTTTTCTATTTGCTTCTGCTTCAGCTTCTGCTTTAATCTTAATAGCTTCAGCTTTACCTTCTGCATCAATTTTGGCCTGTTCCGCTTGGATAGATGCTTTCTCCTTTTCCTGTTCAGCAGCAATCAGTGCAACTTCTTTATCTTTATCAGCTTGTACTTTTGCTGTTTTAGCTTCAATGTTAGCAAGTTCAAGCTCCTGTTGAGCGTTCACTTTCTTCTGAATTGCAGCCTGTGTTTCATCATCAGTGGAAATGGAAGTAAAGTTTACTGTATCAATAATAATTCCGTATGGCTCAAACTTCTGCTTAAGATATTCGTCAAGTGCTTCATTCAGTTCCTGGCGTTTATCACCGAAAACATCTGTTACTGGATACTTTGCTGTTACTTCCTGCGTCCACGCTTTCATCTTAGGCTTGATAAAGGTGTTTTTTACGGATTCTCCTGATTGACCTTTGAACTGAGTAAACACATCGGTAACTCTATTTTGATCGAATTTATAAGAAAATTCAAGGTCAACTTGAAGCGATTTACCATCTGCTGTTGGTGTCTTGAAGCTTTCATCTTTTGGAGAATCGCCCTTATCCTCAGATGTAAGATAAGACTGCTCGATTCCAACGGAATACAGTGAAGTTTTTACTGTAGGTGAAATCAAATGCCATCCTTGTGTAAGTACATTCTTAGAGATTCCTCCGTTCATTTTGTACTCTACCGCAATGTAACCAGCCGGAACTCTCACACTGCACTTTGCAACACATATAAGTCCTGCAATGATTACAATAGCTAATCCAATTCCACCTAAAAGTCCTTTTTTCATTTATTATCCTCCTCTTTTTGACTTTCGTCTTTATTTAACTCATCAATAGCATTTCTGCCAATGTGGTTCAATAATTTACCTAGTGGTTGAAATAATTTGTAAAGCAGGAACCATACTACTGCCGCTCCACATATCACTAGAAATATAAATACTGGATTCATTCAATCACCTAACTTTCTACAAATTTCAATAAAATCTGGCTTGCTAAGTTCTTTCAACTTATCAGCATACTTCGGGAATTCATGTGTATATATCGGATGACCTAAAAGTTTTTCTGCGTATTCGTATGCAAGTCTTCGGTCATCCCCTGTAAGCATACAAATTCCTGTGTAGGTTTCAACTACTACCGCTTCTTGTTTTGTCATACATATCCTTTCTTGATAAAATCATCTTTTTAATTCCGTAAAAATATTTTCAATTACTTTCCATTCTGCGAATACTGCCATGAGCAATAATGGTACTGCAGAAAATCCCCAATGATTTTCAATCATCATTTGAATTGTGGCTATCAAATAATCTGCTACCCATTTGAATATTATGAAATTCGCAATTATCCAAAATATTTTTCTGATTTTGTTCATTTGGTCACGCTTTCTTGACTGGCCATTCAAAGCCAAAATCTGAACGCTTGATTTTGCATTGTGGGCTTCCGTCCTTCCAGAAAACTAATCCTTCTATCTCGTGTTCGGAAAGATATTTCTTGATTCCATCAAATGTACGTTCGACTTCTACAACATTTCTTCCATGCGGGACAAGATCATCGTAATTATAGTTATATGGATTTCCGTTAAAATGTTTTCCAATAGCTTCATACGTGCCGTCCACCCATGGGCTAAGATTACATTGCATTGAAAAGTTATACGCTTTTACAAACCACTTATCAGACGGATTATTATCATCAACCTTTACCCACCCCGGCCAATGGCCTGTAATGGAATCTGGATCACAACAAGGGATAAATCCCTCTGGTGGTGTTTTTCCTTTCTTACAGTCGTATCGTTTATAATATTTTCCGTCAATTACTGCACAGCAAGAACCATCGTATTTGACCGTCGCAATCCCTTCTCCCTCAAGTACCCATTCCATACCCGGATGCACTTTTGGAAGAACCTTTACAACCTTATGGTCTTTAAATTCTCGTTCAAATAATGTTGGTATCTTTTTCACTCTTATTCCTCCCACAAAAATTTGTCTGTTCCTCGTCCGTTATCAACTACTTTTTTCAAAATAAGTATTCCGCACTTTTTACAATAACACGGATGAAAACGTTGATTAGAGTCGCGTGGATTAAATTCATCAAAATCATAATTATAAGGATTGGATATCTTACAATCTTCAAAATCATGGTCACATTTTGGAATCTTCATATAATCACCTCAATCCAGAATCCCTAACTGTTTATAAGTAAATATAGCTGTATACTTTTTTCCACATTTGTAGCAAGTCTCTGTAATGGTGCAAGTCTTTTCTTTGTCATTACATTTCGATTCTGTATCCGAACTTTTGAACTTGCATCCACCTGTCAAAATGCATTTAATCCGTTTTGTGTTCATTTGGCCATCTTCTTTCTTTCGAGATAGACTCATTCATATACATGCATTTCCATTCAGGAATTTCTTCTGATGATGAATAGGCTTCAGAAGATTTATTCCAGCGGACAACCATAATAGCATACTTGATTCGACCTATTTTATAATCTGGAAAGTATTTCTTGAGTTTTGAATAATAGAAGAACGATGTAATAAATGTTTTTATCTCCCTCATACATTCACCTCAAACTCTTTCTTACAGCTACTACCTTTACACTTCAATTTAAGATGCTGAATTTTTGTCTCTGGGCTAATCAGAAGTGCTTTCTTCTGGCAAAAAGGACAACAGGCGTATTTCGTTCCGTTGATATTCCTTATCAATGCCTGTCCATTCCACGGTTCTGGTGGGTTCATGTATTCAGAAAAATCTATCCCTTCGGATTCTAATGCTGATTTAATGCTCATTAAAAATCTCCTTAAATTTCTTCCGATTAAAACCATTGTCTTGATTTCCCCAATACGGATATTGGTGTAAGCTTTTTCTCATATAATCGCATGGATGTACTTTTGCAAAGTCAACAATTTCTTTGACAGGTGCCTGTTGTACTTGTGTTCTCCATTCTGGACAACCTTTTTGTTTTTCTTGATCCATTAATTTTCCTCCGTTTCGGAATGCCATGCATTTTTCGGAAATTGTTCTGTTTTATTTGATTTGGGGCAACTAGTGTCCAAAATAGTTCATCACTGAATTTACATTCAAGTTCAATACTTAACGGCTTGCCTATGCTACAAAGTGTACCGTCCTCATTTCTGTGAAGAATACCACCTTCGATAACAGCACCATCCGAAATTGAAATCTCTGGTATTGTTTCAATAACTTTTCCATTACATGTAAAGAAATGCTTTAATTCTTCCTTTTCACCCATATCAGCACATCCCTTTGTTTTTCCTTAAATTAGCGTATCGGTCAACCAATGTGTCAACAGTAACAGTTAACTCGTTGATTCTAATACAGTCATCCTGGTGTCGTTGTTCATACCATTCTATAGATGGATGACCAGTATCTACATTTTCAATTCCATCAATCGGAATCTTCCAGTTATCATTTTCAAGAAGCTTTTGGTTAAGTGTCTCCGATAAAGCTTTATAGTCCAGGATTATATGCTGTTTTTTCTCGCATTCATCAGCCAAACGAACAACTTCATTTTTCAACTGTTCTTCTGTCCAGTTTGCCATATCCTCAAATTTCATATTTACCACCTCTGTCTTCGAAAATTGTCTCTTCCAAGCATAAATTTTTCGGCTGAAAAATTATCCTCTACATCAATATGTGCTTCACGGTCTTGCACCTCATATCCGTTTGGAGTTAATTCAAGTTTTGCAGTATATTCAGCGCCACAATTGGTGCATTGCCATGTCACATTTAAAAAGATTTCTTTTTCTATAAAAGGTTTTGTGTAATCGGAATTTTCGCATTTTAACATTCCACCGCAAACAGGACAATTGCGTTTATCAAGTAAATCTAGCATTCAAATTCCCTCTTCTCCCTGTGCTTCATTTGACAGGCAATCATTTTAGCTATGTTTTCACGTTCCTGTTTTATTCCATGCCCCTGCCGGAACAGCTCACACTCAAGGATATTTCCGCATTTGGAGCATTCGTCTTTGATTTCTTTGCCGAATACTTTCATTCCACATCTCCGTATACCAGCAGTTTAATAAGCTGCTCTTCTGTAATTTCCTTTGCATTGATTCCAAGCCATAAATTTTTATATTGCAAAGAATTATATAGTTTATTAATTCTACTTACCCGCATTTCAAACGGTTTGTCACTTTGTAAGAAATAACTAGCTGCGCCACGAAGTGTTTTTGTTCTATGAGGTGAATTAATAATGAAAATCTCTACGGTACATGTTTCTGTTTCCAAAATAAACGTTTTCCTATTGAACCGCACTATTGATGTTTCGTTATGTATTTTATTAAATAATTTTATCAAAAAATAATCTGCATCTTTATAATCAACCGCCAAGTACAACGCTGATATTTTACTCATACACCCTCCCAGTATTTACAACAATCGTCCAGACATCTAAAGTCTGCACAATGTTCACTGTCACCATTGAAGCAAACCCATGTGAATCCATCGTGCTTTCTGCAATCCTTACAACATTTTTCTTTCATAAACTACCTCGATTTAGAAAAATCCAGTGTGCCGACTTGAACGGCATAAACCTCCCAACGAGAAACACTGGAACTTTAAGGGGGAAAATGCAACTTCTGGCAATGGCAATTTGCCAGATAGAAACAACAGGAATCGAACCTGTGTCACATGATATTCAATATCATTGCTCTACCACTGAGCTATGTTTCTTTTTTCATCATAAAACGCTAAACTAGATGATTTTTTTAGAATCCCCGACTACCACTCCTCACGGGCATTGGTCTTATCTCTCTAAAAAGTTTTTGCACAAGATCGCTAGTGAGTTGCGTCTATATGCCTGCACGAATGCACACAAACGCATCCGCATTTATGTGCAAGAACTAACAATAGCTATGCTAAAGTAAGATATCCTATCTACACCTGGTAGATGGAATTGCAGGAGACGGATTCGAACCGCCGTTCTCAAGGATATGAGCCTTGCGAGATTCCACTTCTCTATCCTGCCGGAACCCGGAAAAACCGGGTTAGCAATAGGTTTATCGTGTTATGCTTTCCACTATCTACAAGTTTTAGTGCTGTAGATTCACTGGATATTTTTATGCGTCTTTGAACGGCATCTCTTGAAAACTCCTTTTATTAACGTGCGCTGCGTTAATGTTTTTAACTCCGAGATATACCAGCCGGGAAATCAGATCCATTTAGGCTACGCCGTATCGCACCTAAATTTACCTAATCCACACACTCAACTGGAAGTTTTTTCCACCCATATTACGGATGAATGGCATTTAGAAGAAATGGAAGCTCTGGGATTCGAACCCAGGACTTACGGCTTATGAGGCCGTTGCTCTTACCGCTGAACTAAGCTTCCTAAGATACCGAATTATTTGACCGCCATGACAAACAATCCGGCACTGTTGCAGTTCTTGACCACTAGCCGCAACAAAGGTTTTCTGAAACACTTTTAGATTTCAGAAAAGAGTGTTATAAAATGAACTTGCGGCATTAGCGAAACCGCAAACTGGGCTAACTGGATTCGAACCAGCAAATGCAGCAGTCAAAGTGCTGTGCCTTAACCATTTGGCGATAGCCCATTATCACCCGGGCGCACCATTAAAGCCCGGGGAAATCGTGATATATAAGTTTATGTAATTAGTATAATAAGTAATTAACACTTAAGCTACTCTGGATGCCTCGACTTATCACTTTCATAGGTTTTCCCGAGCCTACATGGATTAAGTCGAAGCGGCGCTTTTATGAATTTAACCCTTTCGATTAACTCAATCGGGATAATTCTAATTGGAATTAGTAGATACATGGGGTTCTCCTCTTATTCTGCAAAAATCCAATCCTCTGCTAACATATCTGCTTGAGATGCAAGCCATCCCATCTGTACGCCAGATGTTCCGACAAAAGCAATGGCTTTGTTTCCGATTGCATCATGTTCACAATTTACAATTTCATTATCAGCAGTCTTATATGAAATTCCAGTGGCAATCTGAATGTACTGTTTCTTTCCATTCCAGCCTTTACGAGACACTTTAAGTCCTCTTTTCAGATAACGGATAGCGTCACCAAATCCAAATGTTGACTGACCACCAAGAACACCACAGTTATTCTCATCAGCAATCATCCAGTCATCTCGCTGTGTGTGCATGAAAGTATATTCTACTCTCTGTGTTTCACGGATATCGAGAACTGCTCCCTGGCCTTGATCGGAATCTTTTGGTCTGCAATGAATCATAATCGTCTGTTTTTCATCGTCCCAACACCAGTAACCATTCCATCCTGGAAGTTTCACTTTTGCTCCCTGTTTCATAAGTTTTAATGCTTCTGAAAATTTCATTTCTATATCCTCCTTTACCTCGTGCAAATTAAGAAAATATTCAGTGCGAAACATATTTCTAAACAAATACAGAATAAAATCTGTATTACGCTTGTCTTTCCTTCTTCGTCCAGTATGGCTAAAGTACCGGCAAGAACCAGAACGAAAAATGCAAGATTTACAGCTGTTCCGATTACATTAAGTGCATTCATTTTCTTTTTCCTCCCCAATTAAGAAGTCCAGAATTTTTTCTGCAATCTCTTCCTCTGGCTCAAATGGCATTCCACAGTAATTGTATGATTCTAAAGCCGATTTTAGGCTTGCTTTGAATCCATTGTAAATTTCTCCGTGTTGTAGCAGTTCGTGCCTTAAAACTGAAATTGCATCAGTAATTGATTGAGAAGTGACACTGATTTGTGCCAAGCACTCCATCTCAATGTCTGTAACAGCCATCATTTTAAATTCAACCACTGGTATTTCATCTACTGCGGTATGAAAATTTACTGATTTCACTCTTGGAACTTCATTTCCATCAATAAAGTATTTTGTACCAAGCCAATCATAAGGGTTGGGGTTTGTGATTTTCACTATCGGCATCTTTGTACCCCTTTCTTTTAGTTTCACAGTAGAGAAGAAGGTGTTTCGCAATCTCTTCCAACTGTAGAATGTCGTATTTTGGAATTTCCCATGTTTTATGCTCCAATAACGGAGACAGTGGAATTTTCTCAGTCGGTAGTTCGTTAGTTACTGTGGCATTGATAAGCATAGAGGCTACATCAATGGGAGATTCGGGAATACTATCCTTGTTATCACTTATTGGTGCGTATAGCATGGATAACTTTTTCCATTCTCCGTTTTCCTTTGAAAATACTTCTCCGTTTTGTACTTTAAGTAATCCAGTAGCACATCTTGGAATATACTCTTCTTTTTCACACGAACGAACATCATTCCCGATACTGTATAAAAAACAATTCATTATCTTTCTTCCACCTCCCCAAAATATTTCTTGTAAAGGTCAATGTCTTTCCTTCCCAATAATATCTTTATATTTTCTTTGTCTTCAACTTGCAAAGAGCCATAAGCAATATGTACCCACGTTGTTATTGTATTTTCTTCTTGGTTCTCTTCTCTATAGCCATTGATAACTGTAAATGCTGAAAACCAATTTCCCATCTGCACATATTCCACTCGAATGAACAACTATATTGTCTTTCCTTATGCGTTTGGTATCTGCATTCGGGAATTTCTTTTCGTATTCTTCTGGAACTGAAACGCCTTTTTTATTTTTTGAAAAAAATTTAAGCACGTCTTTTCCTCCCGAAATATTCATCAACTGCCTGTCTTACAATATCAGATGCGCTCCTGTCTGTCCGGTTCTTCTCTTCCAGGAGCCTTTTTTTCTGTTTTTCGGAAAATCGGATGCGGATGGATTCGGATTGTGGGTTTGGTTTCATAAGCACTTACCTCAACTTACAATTTCAATTGGATATCCTAAATATGCTTCCAACTCTGAAACAGTCAGTTTACGTGGTTTCTTTATTTCAACATCAACACGCTGTATGATGTTGTCTGTTGTCTTTGCGATTGCCTTTCCAGTATAACTTTCAAGCTCTTCGTTTGCATATACATTCAAATGTTCATATCCATATGCCCGGCACCATCTTGCAGCTGAATCAGTAATTTTTTTAAGTTCTTCCAGTTCATTACCGAATATCTCTGAGTATCTGATAGCATTGTTTAGATCACTCGTACATACAGGGACAAGAGCCACAACATGTTTATACGGACTCCCGATAAAACGAAAGTATCTATGTGATTCCATTGCTTTTTCGCCTTTTGGCAAGTTAAATCCTTGGGCTATTGCTTTTTTAAGCAACTGTTCTGATTCAACGTTATTTTCTGTAACAATACACTTGTTTGTAAAATCAATCATCTTTATCCCCCTCCAAGAGTTTATATAGAGTGCTTCTTGAAACTCCTATAGTCTCAGCAAATTGTGCTTTTGTTATTTCTCCCATTTGCCAACTTCGTTTGGTTTCTTCAAAAAGGTCTTTGTTTATCTCTTTTTTGGAACGACCTTTATATTTGCCCTGGGCTTTTGCAATTGCAATACCTTCTTTTTGACGCTGCCGAATATTTTCTCTTTCTCTTTGTGCTACATATGAGAGAAGCTGCAAAACTATGTCTGCGATCAGTGTTCCTGTCAAATCTTTGTTTTGCGTAGTATTAAGCAACGGCATATCCTGTACAATGATATCTGCTTCAATCTCTTTTGTGATTTTTCGCCATTCAGCAATAATCTCTTCGTAGTTTCTTCCAAGTCTGTCAATCGAATGGATTATCAGAATGTCACCTTTATGAAGAGAAGCAATCATTTTCTGATACTCTGGACGATTAAAATCTTTCCCGGATTTTTTGTCCATATAAATTTTTTCAACACCATCAGTTTTCATTGCTTCAATCTGTCTCGCTTCATTCTGCTCTATTGTTGATACCCTCACGTAACCTATTTTCATACATAATCCCTCCCGTTTATTTATAAGTCAATTATACACGTACTCGAGTATTATTTCAAGTGTTTTATACTCATTTATGAATATTTTTATTGACTATTTAAACGGTTTTGATTATGATTACATTAATAGGAGGTGATTATATGGTTTCGGATAAAATAAAACAAATTATGAAAATGAAGAAGGTCACCAACGTTCAATTAGCTAACCATCTGGGTATGCTTCCACAATCTCTTGCAAACAAATTTTCGAGAGGAAGTATATCTGCCGATGAGTTAATTCAGATTCTTGACTTCCTGGAATGTCAACTTATAATCGAACCTAAACCAGATGTCTTAATCAAATTAACAACTGACGATATCAAAAGGGAGCCGTAATGGTTCTCTTTTTTTACTTTCTAATCAATCCTTGCCCTTGAAGTAACAGTCTAAATGTCTCTTTTCCTTTTACGGTTATGTATGTCTGGACGTTTGAATAGCCAAACGGTGTTGAAAAATCTTTCATCTGGAAAAGTCCAGCTTTCCTATACGATTCATAAGGCTTGATAATATTATGCCGATCACGGTAAATATAACCATTTTCCGTAAGCCACTTAGTAAACGCTTTAGGTGGGATGTGAAATTCCTTTGCTGCATCTCGAAAAGTTGTAAGAAGTCTATTATCTATCAGACTGTCGAAATAATCAGCCTTTGGTTTCTGTTCCCTTACTTTGGCTTCAAGTTGTTGCTTTTCTTGCTGTTCCTCAATCCACCGTTTAGCACGTTCTATCGGGTCTTCAATTTGGTAGGAATCCTGTTTCTGAACCATCTCGTATTTTCCAGTTCTTCTGATAGAAGGAAGGACTTCCGCAGTAACCCAATGTTTAAACCTTTTCGCAGATTCAAGTTTGCTTGACAGAATAAGTGAGAATAAACCACTCTCATTTATTACAATCGTTTCTTGCACTCCACTATTTGATGGGAGGCTACATTTTAGGGCGTCCTCCTTGTCTACGTGGCTTGCAATAGCATTTCTCTCTTTTACATATCCTAAAGCCTTGGCTACATCAATTCCAACGAACCAAGGATTTCCATCTATCGTTACTGTCCTTACATTTCCAAATTCTGGATTGCTAAAAATCATCATATCATTCATTCGTTGTACCCGCCTTTCTTGGTATTGCCTTATTTTTAGTATGGCAGAGAAACAGTTAAGGCTTACTGCTTGTCGTGTTCGAATCACTATCACTGCCATATAAGGAGAGCTTTTTTGTTTTTTCGAGCGGTTTCGGTGGTAACTACCGCTGACTGAGGTTTTATATATACCCCCTCCCGGTCATCCAGTGCGGACGCTGGCAAGTCAGCCCGCCGCCCCATGGGTTCCCGCTTCCCTGGTTTAACGCTGACCTTTAAGGGCCTGCGGCAGTAATCAAGGGAATGCTATGCAAAATCTATTGTAATATTGCACAAAAAACAGTGTTTTATAAAATGTCTTTTTAGGGTGTACCCTATTTGCACATTGCGTATTACTAGATATAGAATCCGTTTCTTCGCAATCACAACATATAGTGTTTTTACTGTTATAGCTCCGGTTTTTCCATCTCTGGAAGCTCCAGCGCCGCTTTGTGCTTCTCCGCGATCTGCTGGGCTGTCTGCTGTGGTACTCCGTATTGCTGCGCGGCTTGTACTGGTGCAGTTTCTGCCATTCCATAGGCGGCTTTTGCAACAAATATCAAATTCGCATTTGTTCCGGTCTGATTATGTAATCTATTGATTGCGCAGTTTTTACAAATATCAAACCATTTTTTAGCCGTGTCACCATGTGATGAGTTTGTTCTATACACTCCATTCATCCAGTCAGTAAACGTTGTACGATTAATCCCAACTAAAAAGCTAAATACTTCTAATGTTGGCAATACATGATATTTACTGCATAATCTCACATAAGTATTAAACATTTTATCTAATAGCTCTATATTGTCATTACTTGGCTTTTGTATATGATCTGCAATATAAAAAATCATATCTACAAAGCTATCTGATACCTCTTTTTTGTAGTTTTCGTTATCTGGTGATATACATAATACCTGTCTCTTATACACATCTCCGAGCCCACGAGACTAGCGCTCATCTCGTA